CTACTTCTTAGGGAGCTTGTGCTCCGGTCGTCCATAGTTGGGTTAATACTATTTTTTAGGTGTAGCTTGGTTTTCGCTACATTAGCATTTATAAAAGCTAAGTGCCTCTTTGTATATAAGTGCCATTTAGAATTTTATGGTACAAAACACATCATCATCGAAAATCTTACAAGTAAGTCCTTTGAACCTATCAACAAGACCTTTAAGAATATTCTTTTTCATTTCATCCAAGTCAGATACACTTTCTGAAAAATACTTTTGTGCCTCTTCTGTATCTTCCAAAAGCTGGCGCAAAGCTTTATTTATTTCCTCTGCTTCTTCCTCTGACAGACTTTTGTGTGGGCAAGTTATGATTTGACTGGCAAGAGATGATAGGTCTGCATCTACCTTACATTCAAATTGAGTAGCCTTTTGAGAAGTACCTTCTTTACCTTCAAGTTCAATACGCATCATAATAGCGTAGTTTGCAAGGTCAGTCAGCGTATCAGACACCGATTCATAATTAGGTTTCTCATTACTATTTAGCAATGACTTCAATCGGTTAAACTTATCTTCCATGCGAACAATGCCAGCTATATTGCCATGCTCTTTGATAGACTTGCCGAATGAATCGCCATAATCTTTGTTCTTATTTTCGTAGAGCGTTGCCATTTCAGCAACTATCTCTTTAAATCTTTCTATCTTATTCATCTTTAAACTTAGGCGCTTATATCCAAGCTTACACTTGAATAATTTGACGTTTCATCGAACCTCTACTTCTTAGGGAGCTTGTGCTCCGGTCGTCCATAGTTGGGTTCTCACCGTCCAATCTCCGATGCGCCATCGGTTGGGTTAATACTATTTTTTAGGTGTAGCTTGGTTTTCGCTACATTAGCATTTATAAAAGCTAAGTGCCTCTTTGTATATAAGTGCCTAAACTTATTTCGTTTAACTTGTTCTAAGCAATCATAAATATATCCGAGTAAATAGCAAAAGGGTTCTTGGTCGTTCGGATTAGCATATGAATCAATTTCGTCAAATAAGGATAAAGCTATGTGCCCCGATTCATGGGCTAATATCTTATTCTTTACATTAGGCTTTAATAATACAACTATACCTAAATATTCTGATTCTTTAAATTGAACTTTTGATATAACCTTTGCTTCAATTAGGTTTTCATTATCATCCAAGTCCCAATCTACTTCGCCACCATCGTATCTACAGAAAGCTTCTTTTAGTTCCTTCTCCGTCCATTTCTTAATTACCCATAATTTTCTTGGATAAGGAGTTAGATTAAATTCATGTATTTTCATGCTACCACCAAAATATTCCTCCCCAAATCGCGTAGAATATGATTAGAGAGAAAAACCATAATATGCTCATAAAGGCAGCTATAAATGGATTTCCATAATCGCTTATCTTACGTAGCCAGTATATGAATGCAATGCCTATTACGACCGCGACAAAATTACTCCAACTTATCATTCTTCATTTCGGTTAAGGCTTCTCCTTCATCAACTTCTCTTTTAGGAATGGCAATTGATTGTTTAAATTCACCACCGTTATCCTTAATCAGAATCTCAATCTTGTTCATTGCCTCACGTTCGATGTTGCAGATTTGTTCCTTCAAATCTTTTACCTTCTCTTCATCAAGTGTTGTTTCAAGAGAAAGATAGCGGATAGTTTCGATATACTTCTGATAAAATTCGTTGCGAGAAATATCGGAAGGTGCTGGCATGAGCATGGTATTACTTTTTGCCAAGTATGAGAAGTACATACACATTACATTGGTGACTTGCAATGTATCTCCTCCAACGGCAAAGGCTGGCTCGGAAAGCGTATAAATCCATCGCTCTGTATGCTGCAATACCTTAACAATCTCTTCCGGCATTTCGTCAGCATGTTCCATCAGTTGAGAGAAGCTGAAACCTTGTACATTCCCGTTCTTATCCTTAACTTCCCCAAACTGTTTGTTTGCTTCGATGCACTCACAGAATGTTCTAAGCCACAGATAAGGATTAGAGTAACCGCCACTGGCTACATTGGTAAATACGTTTCTATGGAAGTTGGTAGATACAACAGAATAATCCTCGGTAACTGCAATAGAAATGCCTCTATCGTCCAGTCTGCAATACATGTGTCCTTTAGTCTTTGGCACGAATACATAGGAAGTACCTATGAGTTTTACAAGCTGTGCCTTGCTCATTTTTGAAATATCCATATATCACTTTGGGTTAGGCGTTTATATCCAAGCTTACACTTGAACAACTTGACGTTTCATCGAACCTCTACTTCTTAGGGAGCTTGTGCTCCGTTCGTCCATAGTTGGGTTCTCACCGTCCAATCCCCGCTGCGCCAGCGGTTGGGTTAATACTATTTTAAATCTCTCTGCGTAGCTTGGTTTTCGCTACATTGGCATTAGGTTATATACTAAGTGACACTTAGTATATAAGTGCCTTTGGTTATTTATTTTTCTTTTTTTCGTCCTCGTAAACTAAATACAATTTAGCTTTGACAGCTTCGTCAGATTTCAGAGAGTGGGCGTTTCTTATTCTCTTACTTTTAAGGAATGCAAGAGCTTCTTCCCGGTTGCTGATGAATGGATATATCCACTCCGGAAGTTTCTCCTCCTCAACTTCGACGTCTTCCATGATAGCTTCTTGACGTTCTTCCAGCAACTCTTCCATTGCCATTTTATTGGCTTCGTCCAAGTCCATACTTTCAATGTCAGCTTCCACAAAGTCGGGAACTGGATAGCATTCAAGAATTTCTGTAAATGTCGCCAAGCAGAAATCTTTAACGACTTTGACAGCTTCGTCCTTCTCTTTATTGTACCGACAAATTGCATAGTTTTCTGTTCCGTCAATCCGTCTTACAAGGCAAACTCCTTTGTTGAATTCGGAAACCTTATCCCAAGTTTTTTTAGGAAGTGACGGAATTTGAAGCGTTGCGAGGCAATCGTCTAAGTAGTTCTTTTTCTCCATTGATTTTCTGTTTTAAGATGAAGCAAAGATATGCCAAATTTTGGAAAGTTCCAAAAAATAAGGGAGAGAATTTAATCCCTCCCCACAAGAAAATTAGAAATGTCACTTTCGCAAGCTAAAGAATAGGGTTTAAAATGCTGTTATTATGAACCAAAAGTTTGTAGCACAAATGTAGCAATAAACTTTAGTTATTCAAAATATAAATCGGGATTTTCTACAGATTTTGTATCACCATTGCTCTTTGAAACTGGAGATATGTTGTTCAGAGAATACAGATTGATTGTCTGTATGTGGATATTGGTTAACTGAACCTTATCGCCATGTTTGGTTTCTTCCAGCTTGTTGTATATCTTCCCAGTAAGTTCAACTAAGTTGCCTACATTGAAGTTGTCGAGAATGTATCGTGTCATTGTTCCTTTTGCAAGGCATACATGATAATCTATCCTATCAGCTACCTTATAGCCTTTTTGGGTAGTAAAACCCTTTTCGCAAGTTTTGAGTTTCACCATTACCCCATAACTACCGACTTCTCTAATGTCAGTAATCCATCCTACAAGTATAGCCTTATTCATCTATATTAGACCATTCAGAAGTTTCCAACAGAGCTTCAACCATTTGATTGTCAAGAAGTGGATAGGGATAGACTATCGGTTCTCCTTCTTCTGATAATGGTTCAACTTGTGGTACAAGTTCATTATATACTCCCTCATGCAAAAGAGCTTTTGTTTCGTCTACATTCTTTCTTCTGACTTCCCAATCCTTGTCGAATTGTTTCAAGTCTTCTACGGGTATTTCAAGCCAATTCATTTTTACCTCCTTCCCAATAATTTTCAAGCTTTACTTTCTCCTCTTCAACCTCTTCGGGTGTCAGCGACTTGTCATAGAGGGCAAAGTAGTAGATAGCTCCTTTCAATAATCTGCTGTCTTTTTCTCTTATGATGCCTAAGGTCAGTGTATCAGTATCATTTGCAGTACCTACTGTTATTACACTACCGTTATAAGAATTTTTGGTTTGATATGAAACAGAATCTTTTAGATTTATATTCAAAACATTAGTATATTCACCAAAAGAATATGTAGCCTCATTTCCATATTCAAAAATGAATGCTCCATTACCAGCAGCAACTGATTTTGAAGCAACAACATTTTTAGTATTGTTTTCAAGTACCCTCCTGCATATCACTGTATAATCGTCAAGAATAGGAAGTCCGGTACATATACCGTAATCATCCACTCCATCGAATACCAGTGCATCCTCGTAATTTCCTTCTCCAAATCCGCTTTCTGATGTAAATGCAAAGTTCTTTAGTTGGAATTTATTCTTCTTTACTCCAACTATTTGAGTAGGCTTGTCGCTATTGGAAAGCCCACTCATAAACCACGCATCAACTAAAGAAGGATTGAATGGGTGCTTAACTCCTCCCCCTCCCTTAGTTGATGTATGGCTCATTAGTTTACCAACATTTACTAACATAGGCTATGAATTTGTTTGAATGTCAGAACCCATGATATTGAGTTTTCCTTCTACAACAGAAAGAGTGCCATCGTAGACATAAAAGTATTCGACACTGCCAGCAGGCATATAAATAGCTGCTAAAACTGGTCGTTCGTGATTAGGGTCTAAGAACGGCATATTGAAGGTAGTATCTTCATAAGCTGCAAATCGGTAAAGTCCCTCTCCTAATTTGAGAGTTTGTCCTTGCTCCACATTATATGCAGTGTCTATAACTACTGCTTGCATGTGGTTATTGTTCTTGTCTCTTGCTATTTCCATATTGTTGAATATTAATTGATTAAACCTTACGTAAAGATACAAATTTAGAAATTACCCCCCCATAATTAACTGAAATTAACTATTGTGTTCAACATATCCATTTTCTACACACCAACATAGCATTTCATAGGCTATTTCAAGTAGATTATTCCCCCTAATCAACTTCAATACATCGTTTACATCATCTTCATTTACATACTTGATACCACCAAATATGTTTATAAAGCATGAGAAACGAATTTGTTTTGATGGCATAGGCGTTATGAACTTTGGAAGTTTATCAATAACGTCCTGCAAAGTAAACACTCCACAATCCTCTCTACATGAATGGTCGTAGTCGCCAGTTTCAGCATCAAATAAACTAAAATACACTTCTTGTTCTTTGCTATTTACATATTCTAATGCTTCTTCCCAATCTAAGTCATAACCTTCGTTATCTGTAGCAATTAATACCATACTTGCGTTGCTTGTATCTACTCCTATCTTCTGCAAATGCTGCATCTGTTCAATCGACAATGTTTGATTTTTCATGTAAATTATTCTCTTTTAGTAAGTGATTAAAAAGTGCTTCTTGGGATTGAAATAATGGTCTGTTCCATTTAGGGTAATCATTCCTCAAAGAAGTAGAACCATCTGCAAGCTTATATACCATTACAAATTTATCATCTGCATACGACCATTCAACGCTTATGCTGCTAATGGTAGTTGTACATATTGTATATCCTTGTAGGTAGAACACTGTATCGCCTACATTAAATTCGGTATCTATTATCATGTTATTATTCTTTAGCTGTTACTAATTTTAGTCCATAATTAGACCCTTTCTTCCCCCAGTTCATTATATTCCCTTATTGAAGGAGAACGACCTTTTGCCCTACACCAAAACAAGCCAGTTTCTTTATGTCTAAACTTCACTGCCATCTTTTATTTTTTAAGTCTTGCCACAAAGTCCTCCAAGTACATAGTCTGATTGACACCGTGTACTTCATTAAATATATCTACTATCATTTCCTTTGCCGCTTCAATAGCCTTTTTTTCAGTCACTTCAACTGCCAGTTCGCAGTCTTGAACGATACTAATATGTTCATTTTTAACCACTCTAAAACATACACTCTCTTCATCTTTTCTCATATGCGGTAAACAGTATTGGCACTTATTTACAAGTCCACACAAATTGTATTCTTGATGGTGTTGCCACTCCACCTCTATCAGCTATTTGCCAAAGGCGTTCACCGACTACTTTTCTTAAAATTCCTATCGCTCCGTTTAGGTCAGCGTTTATCAGTTTGCCCGATGCGCTACGGAATAGACCTCTCTTTATACGCTTTCCCATATAGTTCTCGTGGTGGCACATGGCTTCGTAGGCTATTTGTTTAACGGCTTATAATCCCATCCATTCAATTCATAGCATCGCTTACGGACAACTTCTCTATCCCAATGCTCAAATATCTTAGTTCCTCCCATGCCGTCCTTTTCTCGCTCATATAAAGCCCACTCTCTTCCTCTTGGCTCATAGTAATACTTTGGTTGACTATTTGCCAAGTCCTTGTACTCTTTCTCTGTCATATCAATAGTCTAAGGCGTTTATATCCAAGTTTACACTTGAATAATTTGACGTTTCATCGAGCCACTACTTCTTAGGGAGCTTGCGCTCCGGTCGTCCATAGTTGGGTTCTCACCGTCCAATCCCCGATGCGCCAGCGGTTGGGTTAGTAAATTCTGTGCTTGTAGTCCGAAGCGTTTAATGTTTCGGGCTGCAAGTAAATCTCTGTCATTTGTAGTTCCACACTTGGGACAAGTCCACTTGCGGTCGGAAAGTTTAAGTTCTCTATTTATATATCCGCACTCACACATCTTTGAAGACGGTTCAAAGCGACCTATGCGAATTAAAGTCTTTCCGTACCATTCACACTTGTATTCAAGCATGGAGAAGAAAGTAGACCAACCAACAGAACCTATTGAACGTGCAAGCTTATGATTTTTCATCATGCCGTCAATGTTCAAGTCCTCTATGATTATCGCTTGGTTTTCGCGAACGAGCTTTGTACTTACTTTGTGTAAGAAGTCTGTCCGTTGGTTGGTTACTTTCTCGTATTGTCTTGCTAACTGCTTTCTAAGTCTTTCATGTCTGTTTCCTCCCTTTTTGGATTTACTGAAACGCTTTTGGATTATCTTCAATCGGTCAGTAGCTCTTTCAAGATATTTAGGATTTTGAAATACGTCCCCATTGGAACATACAGCAAAGTCCTTTATTCCTACATCTATCCCGATTGTACCCTCGTAAGTTATCGGTTCTTTAGATGGAAGTTCTTTCCCATCCTCAACCAATACACTGACATAGTATTTATCTGTCTTGGTTTTAGATACCGTGACAGACCTTACATCTCCTTCAAACTTTCTATTCTCAGACAGCTTCACCCATCCGATTTTAGGAAGTTTAATCCGGTTGTTATCCAAGTCTACTTCTACAGAGTTGATAGCCTTATATGCTGCTCTGCTTTTGTGTTTGGACTTGAATTTAGGAAAGCCTTTCTTCTCACGGAAGAATCTTGTAAACGCGCTGTCCAAGTTCCGGATAGACTGCTGCAAACACTCATTGCTCACTTCTTTCAGCCACTCCATGCCTTTCTCCTTCTTCAAGTCGGTAAGCATCTTACATAGGTCAACCGCATTTATCCGTTTCCCTTCGCTCTGATAGGCTTCTATCCGCTTTGCCAAAGCCCAATTATAGATAAAGCGTACACACCCAAAGGACTTCTCAAAGAATATCCTCTGTTCCTTTGTAGGCTTCAATCTATATTTATAGGCTTTCAACATATATGCGTCTTTAGTTCAGTACAAAGATAAGATATTATAAACTAAAAAGCAAATGTTTTACTTTATTTAAGTGTTCTAATAAACTGTTGAATGCCTAAGAATAGGATAACGAGAATGACTGCCATGTTAGTATAGCAGATAGTCAGAAACGCGGAGTTCGATGTGAATATTGTATTTAAATACTCACGTTGTATTAATACTACAAATATGTAAAGTACGCCTAATAAGTATCTCCAACAGAAGCGTAATGCAATACCAAGAATTAATAGAAAGATGTTAAGAGTAATAGTGATTTTGATAATCCGTGTCAGAAAGAAAGCAACGGGAGTATAGAAATAGTAGTTACCATCTTGACCCAAATATACATCACCGTTATAGAATGCTGATAACTTATCAACATAATCACATAGTAATATAAGACAAAGGAAATACACTGCATACTTAGTAAGTATAACAAGAGCTTTCCTGCATTTAGGAGCGAGTAACCATATATAACTATTCAAATCCATATCATTCTTTTACTTTAGCTTTAACGACAATCGTATCTGATTTTGTTTTAGTCTTAGTTGTATCGGGTTTAATAATTCTTACCCTTATATCACCAACATTAGTATCATCTCTACGAGGAGCTTTATGTATCTTAGGATTTCTAATAACTGGCATCTTTCTCTTCGTAGTGTCAGACGGAATACTATCGTTCTTCGTCTTCACATTCACCTTTATCTTCACCATCTTCTACTTTTATTAAGTGACCTTTTTTATTTCCATAGGCAAAGTGACGGGCTTCGACCTTGTTATTAGCTATCATATAATAGATAGCCGAAGTAGTCTTGCCAATTCTCCTTGCGTACTCTTTTACACTTATCCACTTTTCCATGATGGTTCTTACTTTTGTCCCGTACTACCATATCCGTTAGTTCCTCTGTCGGTATCAGAAAGCTCTTCCACTTCCTCCCATTCGATTGGTAAGGTAATGCCTATCTTAGCTTGGACTATTCTTTCTCCTACTTCGTACTTTGGCATATCTGTTAACAAATGATAGAACACGGCTGATAAGCTCCCTCTAAATAGTTCATCCACAGTACCTTGCGAGTTACTAAGAACCATTCCAGTCTTCCATACGCTGCTTCTCGGTCTAAGGTCAAGTGACAAATGAAATGGTAATTTAGATAAATCTATAAGTGTATCCTCCTCAATGTCTATATTAGAACCTTTCAATATGGTTTCCCAATCTCTTTCCATTTCTATCGCAATGCCTAATCCATACTTATAAACGTTAGGTGCAACTTCCTCGCATGAAGTAGCGTATAAGTCCCAGCAAAAGTCGGATGGATATTTCTTGAATGGTGAAGGTGCTGATTTATCCAGCTTCTTAAATTTTATCTTCATTGCAAATTTAGTTTTGATTACAGTGACAAAAGTAGCTGAAATTTTGGAAAGTTCCAAAAAATAGAGGTGATAATTGTGGTGAGCTACCCACTGCTAAAGCCGCAGGCTTCTTGGGCTGGGTGAGTAACCTCACTCATATCTCCACAAGCGTAGATTTCGGTCGCTCCAACCGTATTTATGTTTCGGAAAGCAAATCTCTTGATGTTATTAGCTGCGAGCAAATCTCTATCGTGTATTGAACCACATTCAGGACATATCCACTCACGCATCGCAAGCTTGAGATTGTGATTGATATACCCACAAGTACACATCTTGGAACTTGGCTCAAAGCGACCAATGCGAAGGATATTTACTCCTCGTTCTTTTGCTTTGTATTCCAATAGTGTGTTGAATGCACCTATGGCAATATCCTCAAGTGCTTGAGCAAGGTGGTGGTTCTTAACCATTCCCTTTACATTCAAGTCCTCAAGACAAATAGCGTCATAGTTTCTCACAAGATAGGATGTAACCTTATGTAAAAAGTCATTTCTTCTATTGGTTACTTGCTCGTGTACTAATGCCAATTTTCTTCTCGCTTTATCTCTATTCTTAGAACCTTTGGTCTTGTGAGATAGAGAGCGTTGAAGTTTTTTGACCTTATCAAGTGATTGCTTTAAGTATTTAGGATTAGGTATTTCAGTTCCATCAGAAAGGACAGCAAATGTTTTTATACCGAGGTCTATACCAACTGCTTTGTTCTCGCAAATTGGTTTCATAGGCACATCGGGTTCATTCACTTCCACAAGGATTGAAATGAAATACTTATCTGTTGCAGTTCTTGAAATAGTAGAAGATTTAACTATACCTTCAAAGGAGCGATGAAGTTTTGCCTTAATGCCATTCTTGAATTTAGGAATGAACACACGACCATTTTCAAAATCTACCTTAGTATTTTGCGGTATAGAGAAACTTTGCTTGCTATCTTTTTTAGACTTAAATCTTGGAAAACCTTTATGTTCTCTAAAAAACTTAGTGTAGGCTGAATCAAGATTAGCAAGCGATGCTTGAAGTGAAAGTGAATTAACCTCTTTGAGCCAACAATACTCTTCTGATTTCTTCATATTAGGCAAATCTGCTTGAATGTCAAAACGAGAAAGATTTGTTTTATCGGTTTGATAGGCTCTCACTTTCTTATCAAGAGCATAGTTATAGATGAAACGACAAGAACCGAGATGCTTTGCTATAAGCACCTTCTGCTCCTCGTTTGGATATAGCCTATATTTGTATGCTCTATATTTCATACTGCAAATATACAACTATTTTAGAACTACACAAATATTTTGCTAAAAATTTCGTAAACGCTTTCATCCCACCCCTAAAGGAACGGGATTTCCCGCTTAACTCCCTTAAAAGAAAGAGAGAAAGTACAATTGTTACTCCCTCCCTTTCAGCTTAAAATAAACGAGATTAAAAACTACAAGTTTACGATATCCACATAGTTAGATTCAACAACTCGTTCGATTCTCCAATCAGCCATTGAAGCGGACATAGCTTCTTTGACAGTGTTTGTTGCCTCTTCTGTTGTATCAGCTTCAACAATCAACATGCACGGTGTCTTCTTCTCGTCACCATCGTCATTTAGAGTAATGTAGTTGAGCTTTACCATAAATAGTTTCTTGTCTTCCTTGTCCTTATCTCCCAAAAATTCTTGGAAGTTCGTCCGTCCAACTGCAAGAACTGAAAACTCTTCTGCTTGGTAGATAGACAGTTCTTCATTCATCAGCTTTTCGCATTCTGTGCAACTCATAGCGTTTACAAGATACTTTTCTGTTACTCTCTTTTGCTTGCCTCTTTCGTTGATTTTTACGTAAGAAACTTTTGCTTCCATTAATTGTACTAACATGATTAATTCTTTTAATTGATTAAAAACTAAAGTTATTTATTCCTACCCACCCGACTACTCTGAATCGGCAGATAGTGCTTATCATTTTGCTACCATATTCCGGTAAATACGTGAACCAATTACCTAATAGATATTCCCCATGAAAAATCATATTATTTTCGCATAGGAATAGAACTTCTTCGCCTTCTTTCGGTAAATACTGCTCTATTTTCGTAAATTCGATTTTATTTTCCATTTTAAAAAGGTAATTCTTGCAATTCGTTACCAAACGGTAATTGATTGCTCATATTATCATATATGTCTTGTAAGTCAGAAACATCAGATTCGGGTGTCGGCTCAAATGTCAACTGTGCTGGTTGCTCCTGCCAGCCATAGACGATATTCTCCGATATTTCGTTTTTTAGTCTACGGGATTCGACTTCAAAGTACATACCTACTAATAAATCTATCACTCCCATGCTTCGGTTCTTACAGACTTCAATTACAGAGTTATACTTTAGATATGGCAGAACTTTGTCCTTGCCGAAGAACTCCCCTGCCCTCTGTTCAAAGTCTCTTCCTATTCGATGTATAATGATAACTGAATCCGCAAGGTTCGTCAAGTCTGCTGTACCGGATATACTTTCTTTCCGTAAGAAACCACCTTCTTTTCTTGGATGGCAGACAAGAATAACATGTATGTTCTTTGCTTTGGCGTATTCCTTCAAATCATTTATAAATCTTGTCTGCTGTGTGTACTTATCTCCGTCATAGCTGTCAATCTGCAATGCCATCAAGTTATCAAGTACAACAAGCTGTGTTCCTTCATTCTCCACAAGTGTTTTAATGTCTGCAAACAGTTGTTGCCATTTGCTTCCATAGTTGTTATTATAGAGAAACAGCTTCCCTTCCAACCATTTGTTGATTTGGTTAGCTATATTCTTTGGAGCATAGTAATAGTTTTCGTAGCCCTCTTTTTTGCATACATAATTTTTACCAGCAGATATTTGGTCTATCCAGCTTTGAAATCGAAAATCCTGCAATTCTCCTGACCAAATTCCGACCTTGTAACCACGTTGTACAGCATTCAGAACGACACAATCTATCCAAGAAGTCTTGCCCGAACCACTGAGCCCAGACAATACCGTAACATCTCCCATCAGTAGACCGATGATTTTTTTGTCAAGTTCTTTATATCCCGTAGGAATAGCTACCAACTTACTCATATCCACATACCGTACATCAGTCATAGCCAGCCACTTCTTTCCCTTAGTAGAATCCTCCTTCTTTGGCACAAAAGGTTCTTTCTTTTGTTGAGAATAGTATCGCATCTTATGTTCATGCCTTTGGTATTCCTTGTGGTCGTAAGCATCCGGTTCAAACTTCAACCGAAAGTCTTTCCATGTATATTGAGAACAACTTGAATGCAGACACTTAAAGCCAAGTCCTCCATTAGACATCTCAAAGATTGCTGAATCCGGAGCACGGTGTGAACTATTGAATGGGCATTCGTCAAGTATGTACTTTGTAAATGATGATGTCCTTGCAATGTTTCTCACTGCAATGTGGTGTTTGTTCAGAAATGCTTCTAAGTCAAACTTCTCATTGCTGTAGTAGTTACTCTTACTTGGTTGTTCCGGCTTCGGGAGCATGGCGGCAACTTTGGCAAAGTATTCGTTTGGAGTTATTTTAACTTCATCTGGTATTCTTAATATCTTACTTTCCCTTTGAGGACGTTTCTTGGTGTTGCTTCCCTTCCTGCTAAACGTTCCATAAAGTTTACAAATGCGGCTTGAATTGAATGTACTACAATCAATCTCCACATTCGGATTAGAAAATAGCATATCAAGAACTTGCAGGAACTCTTTACAGATTGTAGTGTTCTCATTGTTGTTCTTCATAGCTATTTTGTACAATAGATGGAAGCCATTGCCGCTATCGCATACTACTGGTTTTTCAAAACCTTCATCCCGTAGGAACTTGAATACATTGTTGACTACTTCTTTCGCCATCTCCTTCTCTTCATCAGTTGAGTTTGTGTCTGATGGCTTCTTAGTATCTATGTCTATCAATATCCAGTCTCTTCCAACAATGTCATTGTCAGAAGTAGTTGACTTAGGTTTGGTAACAATCCTATCATGTTGCTCTCTGTCATAACATGCTGGATTGATAGCGTTCAATGTAAAGTAGATGTTACAGTTGTCGTACTTCCTAATTTCATTGAGCAGGGTATCAACATCAGTAAAGTAGCCGGAATAGGTTCTTTTATAAGCATTGTCTACTATACGAACTTCAACCAACTCTTCACCCGATTTGAAGGTATCATACCATTGTCTAATAGTTATCTCATTCATTGTCATAACTGTTATAAGCTGTTTCTGATATTTCTTGCCAAGAACGAATGATTACATCATTTGCTTTTAATTGTTCCTTAATGACATCAGCAGCTTTATATGGGTTAAAATCTTGATTAGATTTCATATTCACTGTAGCAATATTATATTTTTCATTTTCTTTCTTTTGATGAGCAAAAATTACATAGTAATACTTCATCGCATTACGCTCATTGAATAGGTCCACAATGGTATCAATGGCTTCACTTAATAATGCAGGCGTAATCATTTCGCCTTCTCCTCCTTTGCGCCATATGTTGTGCTCATAGAGGATTTTTATAGCTTTTTCTTCTGTCATAGTAGTTCCTCCCTTAATTTATCTAATAGTTCTTGTGCGTAGGCTTTTGCGTAATCAATACTATCAGGAGCAATATCGCTTGCTACGAATGTTTTTATTGAAATCCATCCGCACCACCAAGTATTCATTTGTACATCAAAGATGTCCTTATCAATGCCATAGTTCTCAATTCTATACTTTCTCATATTATTATTGTTTAAAGTGTTCAATCAGTTCGTTCACGGAGGATTTATGCCACCTATCAAATAGTATTTCCGGTTTGTCTTGGTAGTGCATTCCTACTTTCAGATATTGGCAAAAGAACCAATCTTTACCATCCGTAAACCATTGGTAATCATCTGTATCATCTCTCAATGCGGCAATAGCAAGAAAAAGTTCTTCATTGATACCACAGTTATATGTACTACCAAGAACGTTTTTCTCAAAAATAGAATACATAAAGCCATTCCTATCAGCAACAAGACCCTCTCTCTTATCATTGTCATTATCAAGAGAAAGATAACCAATATTTTTTAGTTTTTCTTGAAGTTCTATTGTATTCTTTCGTATAAAGCACGGTGTTGTAAATCCCATAATTATTCTCCTTTAAGTTTTTCAATTAGTATATCAGCTTGTTCAACACTTATTTTTGCTGCATCCTCTAAAGTAATTTCATTAGTCATAAGAGCAGCAACACATTCCTTTGCGATTTCGTATCTACGCTGTTCCCAATCAATAGCTGAATTTCCAAGATTTAAAAAATCAAGTTCACACTCTCTGAAAACCTTATTATCACATACATAAAGGATAAGTGATTGTTCCACCATAGAACTCAATGGTGTCGCCATCAATAGTTATTGCAGTGCCACTCTTCACATGATAAGATTTACTATCACAAGATGATAGTGTCAGCATTAAACTGGCAAATAAAAGTATCTTCTTCATATTTTAATCTCCTTTCTCTTTCATTCGTTATTTTCTATAACAAGCCAATCATCTACTGCCATTAATTCTGGGTCTTCTCCAAACCTAATAATATCATCTTTATCTGCCATATAACCCAAAGGGCATGTTGAAGCAAGGCATTTTCCTTGGAATTTAATTCCAAAAACTTCACGATTCTTATTCAAAATAAATCTTGCCTTTTTCAAAAACTTCTTGGCAAGCCTACGGTTGCATTTAATGTTTCTTTTAGTAAGTCTTATTGCCACAATTCTATAAGCTTTATGCCAGTCAATTATATCTCCGCTATAAATAAATTCTCCATCGTCACAATCCTTATGATTGCATCCATAACCACCATTTACTGATGTATCAGATGTAAAAAAGCCGCAACGTGAACATAGATTATCAATGTGAATTAGTTCTTCCATAAAATTTCTATTTTAATCGTTGTAACACATCTTTGTTCGCTTCGAGGATTTGGTCGAAGGATGGGATAAACATCCAGAAAAGAACGCTCCCATCATATGCTATTAAACTTTTATTCGTATAAAACTTACCTCCACAGTAAAACAAAATTCGATATTTATAGTCCTTACCTGCCACAAGCACCCAACACGAATATTCCGGCAACTGTTCCTTAACGCTTATCCACGGTGATTGCTTTGCCTGCCATTCGGCACCCTTTATAAATGCAGCTTCTGCAATTTCATCATATGTAATCCCATGATTAGGGCACTCATCTATTGAGTGATATTGGGCATATACACCCATTGATTGGGCAGTTGTACGTCTGCACTCTTTAGCTGCTTCTTCTACTGTCTGTTTCATAACTACTCTTTTATTGTTATTCGTTAAACTCTATTTTCCGTTGTAACACCTCATCTGCATAATATTGGTCAAAAGACTTGCCGCTAATCCACCAATTAAAACCAAACTCTGCATCGGTAAAATTACGATTGGTATATCCGGTATCAATGAGTTTTTGTATGGTCTGAATCCATCTTGTACGGGCATGAGGGAAGCGCTGACAATCCTTTAATTTCTGCTTATAGTTTGACATCGGGCAGAGAATACAACCTATTCGTTTATATCCTTCATCGTATAGGGAGCAGTGCTCTATGTTATTTCCATTCAAGAAATCCCATACATCTTTATCACTCCAATGGATAATCGGAGAAACAAGAATCTTGTCTTTGCCACCGACACATGTAACCATTTTCTCTTTGTGCTCCGAAAATTGGTCGAAGTTCCCACTGAATTTTTGGGAGCTAATTTCAATCTCCTTTCGTTTGGAACGCCTTACACTTTCCGCATGGCGAATACCTATTAGTGTCACCTTTCCTGCGCCAGACATCTCTTTATATTCAGCACAACACCAACGAAGAATTCTTGTAGGCATTAAATGTTTCTTAAGTGCCATATCATAAATTGACATCTTCGGCTTTATCAGCTCCACATCCGGATAGTTCCGTTTCACAAAGCGAATAACCTCTGGTGGGTCAACACTGGTTAGGTTCATGTGAGCCTTGAATTTCACTCCTGCCATCTTTGCTATGTGATAGAGAGCTTGGCTGTCCTTACCACCGGAGAATGCCAGGTAAAATCCATCTTCGGGGTCATAGTCAAGCGCCATTTGCTCACATTTGCGCAACAAAGAGATGGAGTAAGCTATTTTAGATTGAAGATTCATACACATTTCGATTTATCAATTTGTCCTATACGCTGTCTTTCAAATCCCTCTATCTGAGCGTCAGTAAGGTTATTCAGTCATTCATCAGCATACTTTCTGTACTTGGCATGATTGCATTTATAAAATTCCAATCTAAGCCATTCAATAGTTATGTTCTTTTGTTCCATAATCATCTGGTTATAGTGGTTCTTTTATTAAATAAAGCCATAAGTATCAATGCAAAGGCGACTTTCAATAACCGCTTTTTACCAACAATTACAATATTGTCTTTAGTTATTCCGCTATCAGTCGTTATGCTGTACCATTTCCTATATGGTGGTAAGCACCTATAAATATGAATTTTAGAAAATATATATTTCATAATCATTAAGTAAATGGTTCATCACTAAGATTAATTACTCCCTTGTCTGTAAACTCGTAGCCAATATATGTAGCAAAACTTCCATTTAAAACATACCAGTCTGTTTGGTTATCATCATCACTGTGTGCGAAAAGTAGGTCATTTGTTACATTTTTATCTCTCTTTAAGCCCACGAAATAGTTGTTATTGTAGAAACTAATTTCGGGGATATGCTTGAATGTGCTTGTATCTATACCATCGTAGATACCGTATTTCTTTTTAAATTTCTCGTCCATAATTATTCAATTCTATAAGTTTCTAACATACATTGTTCACATTGATGAAAAAAATCATTTTCTTTCAACTTTAAAGCAATTTCATAAGCTATATCATATGCCAGTTCGTCTAAATCCTCGTCCAAGTAATATGTCTCGTCTTGCAGGCAGGCAAAATCTTCATCTTGTTCAATTTGTTTTTTGAAGTAATCAAATCCCACTTTTTCATCTTCAAAGAAATCAGTCCATATCCAACTATCTTTGCTAATGTTGTCAAATTGACGTTTGAGGGATTGATATGCTAATTTTAAAAGTTCTTCATTCATAGTTATTCCCTCTTATTTAAATAAATCAAGTTGTGTATGTTTTTGAACTTTCCCAAGTATGAAGTCGCAAATGAAATTCCTTGCGTAGTCCGGTGAAATCATTGACCGTTCTTCGGAACAAATTCCTGCTTTCTTTCCCTTTTTACTTTTCATTATTGTTTTAGTTTGTATTGGCTTCTGATAACTTCTTCCATTTGTTGGTTTACAGTTTACAAACCAATAAGCTGTTGGTTTTTTAAAATAGTCACCTCTTTTTGTTCTATCTTTGTCAATAAAAGTATAAGGTATGAAATTAGCTGGAAATAAAAGATAATGTGGCTGTGTAGCAGGATTTTCGACTATCAATCTTAAACCTTTCAAATCACAAACGGCAAACAATTTATATAATAGAATATAGAATTTATTTCTATTATTTATCCTTTCTAATACTATACTATATTGCTCTTTTTTATCTTTACAATAAAGATTATTACATGCCATTTGATAGTAATTGGCTTGCATAGCTTCAAAATAAATGCAGGGGAAGAAAGCTATAATTAAATCATCTTTCGTGATATTATTAAATATGCTTTCCTCTTCATCATATGCTTTTTCAATCTCTACAAACAAGTCTATCTGATAGTCAGTCTTTCCGAATGAATTTTGTATATCATAATCGAAAGATTCATATCCAAGTTTTCTAAACTCGTCACGGAATGTTGCGCTTTGTTCAAAGAAGCAATGTACTTTCCCTTTTATTTCCATATCATTTCTCTTTTACATTTACCTCTATTGATATTTTATCAACTATTTCTTTCTTAAGAATATCTCTACATATAGGTGCTATAAAACCATAACCTCCATATCTTTTTATTTCGTCGGAAACCATACATCTAATCCAAAGAAGCATCGTCTCCATAAGTATTATTAAAAACTCTTTTCACTTCTTCCTTAACAATAGGAATCATTATCTCCCTTATATCCTCTTTAGTCAACTTTAGTTCGTTGTGGATATAGTTCTTTACTTCTCTGTATCTATATTTACCCATAATCAACCTCCATTATTCATAAATCTATTCATCCAGTCTATAGCCTCTTCTATTGATTCAACGTATCTGTATTCTCTTGTTACACAACGTTGCATATATTCAAAACATATTCTTCCGTAATCGTCAAAATAGATGTTATACGCTCCGTAGTCATTTGCTCCAGTACATGGAATCCCAATCTCCAAAGCTTTTTGAACGTCTTCTGCATTGCAAGACATATAAGCATGAACTACATCACTACAATATACTCCTTCTAATCCTCTTAATTCTACTATTCGTTCCATATCATTACTTGTTTGTTTCTAAATATCCGTTCTCAATCACCCAGCACAGCATTTGATAGGCTGCACTCATAATATCCGGGCTATACTTCGTGCTTAGAATAGTACGGGTGTAAGAATCCATGTACACGAAATACCACAAGTCAGCAGCAGGATATATATACAGCATACATATATTGATAGAGGGCGGTAACCTCTGTATGATGTCCTGCAAGGTATAAGTAGGAAGTGTTTCATACGACATAAACCCGCAAGTTTGAAACTCCTTCTGTAAACTCAAAAACCATTTACCTTTCGATTTATCATCAATACGGCTTCCATGTGATACCCTTTTCCAGTACATACTTGCATCACCCGTATCTAATCCAAGTTCCTATACCCTTGCTTCATCGCTTCAAGGGCTTCGCTAAATGTCATATTCTCTGTTTTCATAATTATTTCCGATTATTGTTATACTTCTGCTTTCGCACTAATGCGCATGGCTTTGGTCTATCATTACATTTGCAATAGTTGCCATACAGCGTTGATTTTACATAGAACTTGCATGTGGAGCATTGCATGTTGTTTATTCCTCCTCTTTTCCTACTTTTACTTTGCCACGATTGATAAACATAGGTGTTTCCTTTATTGATTCAGACTGTAAGCCAACCCAACAAATACACGATGGTTCAAATTCATTTTCACATAAATGAAGAAGGGAACATTGCTTACAATCTTTACTTTTGCTCTCCCGCAATTCATGCAGCACTCCATCTATTATTATTCCGTTCTTTACTTGCATATCACCTTAAATTTAGCTTTATACTACTTGTATTTTTCGATTTTCTCATTCAGCTCCTGCAATCTCTTATCTATGTAGGAAGAATTGAAATTTTCGCTCCTATAAGGGCTTTTATCCGATAAGAAAAAATCTTTCTGTTTGTCGGATAATGAATAGAATCCGTCCCAGCTATGGCAGATGGCTTCGTTGACAATGGCGCAAGCAAGAATTGGGTTTCCATCAGAATACTTTTCTAACTTGGAATACATCATCTTTGCGCCTCGTTCCGTCTTGTACTGCTTCTTGATTTCGTCCTTGTAGTCAAGCCAAATGCTCCAAGAATCTTTCAGTTCCTCACTGACATAGGACAAGTCGGCACGGACATCAAACGTTTTACTTGTTGTCGAAGCACGTTTCTTGCCTTTCAGTATGGCAATGGCTTTCTTTGCATCTTCTTCGGAAATACCTAACAAGGCATTGGTCTGAATAAACTTGTCCTTATGTTTAAGAAGCATGTCCGAACCATCATCAAGTATAACATAGCTTTCGATTTCTTGGTGCTCAAAACAGTAACGTTCTATTTCGCAGCCACGAGGAAGTCTAAAATGAGTATCTTTATTTCCATGTTTGAAGGAATACATTCTGTCAGTACATCCGACAATAAGTTCGGGATATAAAAAAGGCTGGTTTCCTGCTTCTCTCTCCAAGTCAACCAAATTCTCTATGGTCTGTTTCAAGTCATATCCCCTCCAAGAAGAAGTAACAACTATCTTAGCATCCGTAGCATCACAAATCCTCTTTATCAATTCCATTTTTTCTGGGTCAAGCTTCCATTGGCAACGATGGGTAGAAACAACTCCATCAATATCTAAGAAAATAATCTTCATATCATTATAATTCAAGAGTTTATATAATTCGCCTTTTATATCCTTCATACCATTTATCTTAAAATATAAAAGATAAATAATAAAAAGAATATTTTCGGCTTACTTTAACGCCTACATGCACTAACAACACTTCCGTATCCTCCACCTACTTATGTAGGATTTATATTTTCGTTCTATGTAATCTACTTCGTTGTTAAAAGGCATGAAGTCGATAGTTGTCTGGCAAGGCATTGCTATCACTATCCAGTAGTTACATAGTTTGTTAGTACAATATCCCATTTTCAATGTTAAAGCATCGTATGCGAGGTGTGGAGATAAGAAACCTTCTGCCGTTTAGCATAATAAAGCAAAAAGCACCGAGAAAACTCCCAGTGCTTTAAGTTTTGCTATACACTGGCAGGCTGCACGACTGCAGGTAGAGGTTACCAGTGTAAGCTATATGTTGAATTGCTATTGAATCCTAATATCGTTTATCGCCGAGACCTCTACCCCTCGATTGCAATGCAAAGAACGCTGTTATTTTTGAAACCTCCAAAAAACAAGTCAAACTATTAACAATTATTAATCATCTATCTCAAATAGGTTCTTTTTTATCTGCCAATACTCTTTGACTTCTGGCACGCTGATAACTCCTTTGCTGTTGTTTATATCGTACACTTGAAAGTACAGTATTGTCTTCTTGCTTTTGTTGGATATGCTTGTACAAAAAGTCCGGTAAACAACTCACCTTGCGTAAACTACCCACAAGCTAAATATCATTATAATTCAAGAGTTTATATAATTCGCCTTTTATATCCTTCATACCATTTATCTTAAAATATAAAAGATAAATAATAAAAAGAATATTTTCGGCTTACTTTAACGCCTACATGCACTAACAACACTTCCGTATCCTCCACCTACTTATGTAGGATTTATATTTTCGTTCTATGTAATCTACTTCGTTGTTAAAAGGCATGAAGTCGATAGTTGTCTGGCAAGGCATTGCTATCACTATCCAGTAGTTACATAGTTTGTTAGTACAATATCCCATTTTCAATGTTAAAGCATCGTATGCGAGGTGTGGAGATAAGAAACCTTCTGCCGTTTAGCATAATAAAGCAAAAAGCACCGAGAAAACTCCCAGTGCTTTAAGTTTTGCTATACACTGGCAGGCTGCACGACTGCAGGTAGAGGTTACCAGTGTAAGCTATATGTTGAATTGCTATTGAATCCTAATATCGTTTATCGCCGAGACCTCTACCCCTCGATTGCAATGCAAAGAACGCTGTTATTTTTGAAACCTCCAAAAAACAAGTCAAACTATTAACAATTATTAATCATCTATCTCAAATAGGTTCTTTTTTATCTGCCAATACTCTTTGACTTCTGGCACGCTGATAACTCCTTTGCTGTTGTTTATATCGTACACTTGAAAGTACAGTATTGTCTTCTTGCTTTTGTTGGATATGCTTGTACAAAAAGTCCGGTAAACAACTCAACTCACCTTGCGTAAACTACCCACAAGCTAAAGACTTCTGGGTTTCCTTGAGCTGAATCGTATGAATTGTTCCGCTTTGAATGTGCCTTGTATCTTATGTCCGTCTTGGATTATAGTACAAGTCATATCCCGGTTGAACTTCATTCTAACCAAGTTTGGCGGTGTACTTACATTGTCGTTGTGGTCTTGTACATACTGTACAGTCCATGTACCATACAAATAGTTAAGCTGGCTCTTCCAATCTGTTTGCGCCTGCATGCTTGCCATCAGTGAAAGCAAGCCAATCAATGTCATTACTAACTTCTTCATTGTTTTATCAGTTTTTCGATTATTGTTCTTAGTTCCTTCTCCCAATCCTTGTTCCCGTGCATAGGATAACTTAGCTGATGCCAATTATGGTAGTCAAATAGCTTCATCCGGCATGGGTAGTAATCAAAACACTTCTTCTCATTGTGGAATACTCTTCTATGCTTTCCCTCATACTCTCCAATATTGCTTGATTTAAGTTTATAGACCGCCAAAATCTCATTAAACTTTTCCATTGGAGTAAATATACTCTTCGCCATGATTTAGTCCTTCTTTTTTGGTGTATAACATCCCATCAGCTTGTAGTTAGGCATCAGCTTGTCAATGCTCTTAATCTCAAATCGTGTATAAGTCACACAATTTGGATATATCTTACAGAGTCCGTTGATTATGTACTTGTCATTGAAGTACATTTTAAGCTTCATGTGTACCTCAGACGCGGAATATTGCCTTTTGTCAATAAAGAATATCCCGTCTATCTCGCTTGAAAATCCTCTGTTTGTCACTCTGAACAAGTCGCGAAGTTCTTGTATCACGTCTTGTATGCTAATTGGTTGTTTCTCCATTTTCAAATCAAATATTTATTATTGCTACTGTTAATGCTATGAAGATTATTGCTATTATTGCAGCATTTATCCGAACCTCTTCCAAATCACGCCCCTTTGCTTCTCTCTTCACTTCATCAAGAAGAATAAGTTCATCACCTAAGAACGACTGTTTCCCGTCCTCTGTTACGTAAATGTTGGTATATTCCCCAGCCTTTATTACGTCAATTGTTTCTTTGGTTGCTATTTATAGTTTTAGTTTACAATTCACTGCCTGCTATTACTGTTTCATTTGACAAGTCAGCCCGTTCTATTACTGATACAATTTTAGAATCTCTATAGGAGCGGAAATGGCTTTTTACTACACGATACCTCAACTTGATTTTATCCCCTACTTTTGGTGCAGTTGTCATATTGAAAGCACCGCTTAGCATCTCAAAAGCGTGCCGTTTATTCAAATACGAAAAATTTTCACTTGCCGCCAACTCTTCGGAATCTATTTTAAACTTCCACTTGGCAAACCTATTATATCGCCTCAGAATATCAACTACAATTCCTTCCCAATAATAATACTTGGGCTTCTCTCTAATCGCTTTCATACGCGCGATATTTACCCTTCTTTTCAGTTCAGCCTTAAGTTGTTCATTGAAGTAGTCGGAAAGCTCTAATTCGTCTTGTATGGAATGGATTACAACGTCTACTATAGCATCCTTCCTATTGGCAAATACGGAAATTAGTTTTTCCCTTACTTCTTCTTTACTCTCATACACAACTTCGTCAATCTGCATCTTTACATTAAAGACGTTGCCCTTTTTAGTTATTAGGGCTATTTGAAGTATCTTCATAAGTTATATTCTTTGTATTTAGAAATTGAATTGAACGTAGCTTGTACGCGGCTACTAATATACTGATAAAAATTAGCATTCGTAAAGTCAATGCCGATAAACAATTTATTGTTGTTCCTATTAGCTTCCTGCATGAGTTCCTTTATTTCCGCTTTGTGATACTGGGTGAGAACAAAACTTGTACGGTATTTAGTCCAGTTTAAGAAGAATAGTTCTTCATCCGTAGAATTTTCATTCAGTATAGGTATAACTTTTCGTAGGATTCTGCAAAAGCAAGCGAATTCAGCACTTTCTACTACTTTTCTGTTTCGCGTTCTTGCACTTGCTATACTTGCTTGCTTCTTACTTTCTTCGTCAATTCGATAGTTGCTATTAGCTGTGCCGGATAATATGCCGCGTGCCTTGTTTGCTGCCAACGCATCTTTTGTACGTTTGCTAATTAGTTCGCGTTCGTATTGTGCAACGGATGCAAAGATACCTAATACCATAGTATTTACTACTGGAAGGTCACAAAAATATATATCTATGCCCGTATTTACTACATGAAAAACGAACTCGGCATCTCTTGAAAGCCTATCCAATTTAGCCACTACAAGGGTGCAACTATTAGCTTTGCAATACTCTATAGCTTTCCACAACTCCACACGGGAATAGTCTTTTCCCGAAGCCACATCCACAAACTTACCGCAAATAATTCCCCCTTTGCTATTAATATAGTCTATACAAGTCTTTTCTTGGGCTGATAACCCTAAACCGCTATCACCTTGTTTATTCGTAGATACACGAAGGTAGTAAACATATTTTTCCATCTTATTGCTAACTGATTATTATTATTACAGACAAAGCTATTCCGGCTATAAGCCAACTGATAACATCACTACTATATTTGAAGTTAGGACGTAGTATGATGGCAAATAAAGCCACAATATCCCACACCAATAGTAGAAGCATGAACTTTCCCATTATCTGCCTAATTTAATGAGTTCTCCAGACAACAAACAGCCAATAAATCCGATAATTATTATTAATGACATAGTTTTTAATATTTAGAAGTTATACAAATTGTTTTTCTATGTAAACACACCCTATTCCCTTGCTCTTGTTAAACAGGCTGTTTTTAAGGTCAATATTAGGCTTTATAAAGTCTTTTATGTTATCCACTAAAGAAATATATTTAGATGCGTTCGCCTGTATTGCAAGGGCTTTATACATTTCTTCGCACATAGCCATATACTTTTTAAATTCTCCTTTGTTGAAGCGGACAACTATTTTTCCGTGTGTTTCAATAAATTTGTTGTGCCCTACATAAAATTTTCTTTCATCATTGCAATGCACCAATTTATCACCTACGTATAGATACGTTCTTTGTCCCATGTTGTACTTACTATCTACTGATATGCTATTAAAGTAAACCGCTTGTTTCTTTGGAATGCCTACAGACACAATGTTTTCCAGAAGTTCCATGTTTGCTTTTGCCTTCTCAAAGTCTTCTTCAAAATTTTTATAAGTTTTCATATTACAATAATTTAATAATAGGCGAATTTTCATAAGTAATTTCGGGATATAAACCTTTATCTATTTCTTCCCCTTTCTTTGGCTGATAGTCTTTACCTTGAACATAATGATTACCATCAAAAGGATAAGCGCACATATGTTTATGCGGTATTTCCGTAGCTAATTGATTTTCGGAATAAGGGAATTTAAACAATTTCCCATCTTTATTTCTTGCTATCCAAAATTTTTCCATTATTATATTGATTTAAAAGATTATCTGAAAATATGGTTCATATAAACCGTATTGTGTTCCCATTTACCGCAATGTTTAAAGTAAACCCATCCCCTTATTGTAGCGTTTTCCTTCATTGTTTCCGCAAAATCATAGGCGGCTTGAATATCTCCTTTCCCGAAGTTTTTGTTTATTGAACCGCTATTATTACTTACATTGTAATGCAAGTTTTTAGGGGCTTTATTTTTATCAGTTATCATACACTATTTTATTATTATATTATATATTATATATATTACCAAAACAGTTATAACTTTTTGTTATAATGGAAGCTTATGCTCTGATAATATATACGGGTGCTTTAAATTAGTAATACCATGATACAATATTTCGCGCTTTGTTTCTGCCTTATAAATAAACAGATTTCCGTTTCTCACTGCCTTCATTGTATCATTGATATTCAACCCTTGCAGGCTTATAAACTCTTTTAGTTCGGGCTTAAATTTCGTTATTAACTTCATGCTATTACCTAAAAACGTAGTTACACAAATCAGATAACCAACACATTAACTGAATAGCCATCATAAAAATGAACATTCCACAAAAAGCGGCTGTAGCTATTACAATTCGTTGCCATATGATGCGATAATCACGCTTTAATATTTTACCGTTAATAAATCGTCCGTTATAAAAATCTGTTATATTCATATTAAAATTCGTTTGGGTAATGATTTTCCAATTTCATACAGTTCTATGCTTGTAACTTCCTGTGTTTCTTTAAGTAGGTTTATCCCATCGCCGTAGAAGTTTAGCAACCTTATAGCTTCGAATGCGTTGCATGGTTGAAGCATTATACTACGCCCTTTTTCGTTAATCTGGATAAAATAATTCTTTTTCATATTCTTTTTGTTTTAAGTTAGTAATAGTTCTGCCCGTGGAACTCGCACCACTTGCAAGGCGTTGAACCTTTGGCAGATAATTCGGCTTAAAACCGTCATTTCCTTCATGCAACCCACTACGAGCCACACGGTACCGGGATAATTGCATCTATTAAGCTGTGAAAACCTTGTATAATTGCCACTTGTTACCCGTGTAAATTAATACGGTTAGGCTTTTGCCTTTATTTCTTGCCCAAATTGGTACTACTTTCTCAATTTCCGAAATTGTGGCATCTATTACGGTTGATTCTATTTGAAAAGTATGTTTTACTTCCATAATCGTAGTTATAATATAGTTTTTCCCATCGTTCGCACACTTTGCGCGCTTTTTCGTTGCTCGTTCCGAATGGAGCGTAACCAGTGCAGACAGCTATATTATTATATGGTTACGGCAATTCGTAAATATCAGCCGACCAACCTTCTATACGTTCGGCGTGCCCTACCTTTGTAAGATAGTTTTCTATACTCTTTCTTTTCCATAAATGCGATATATTTCCTTTCTTGTTGTCTTCATAACATTGTTATTTTAGTATGGATTTAATGTAGTATTATCAGCCTATTATATAAGGTTCTGACATAGGAACATATTCCATACCGTTGAGCTGGTAGATAGGAAGGAAGTTTCTAAACCAACCGTTCCCGGCATCATAAAAACCTTTGAAAACAAAATCACACGGAGAAGCATTGTTAATTATTTCAAGCTCCCTATATCCGTATACGTTGCTTCCTCCGTTCTTCTTGATGAACTTCTTTAACCAGTTCAAGCCTTGAACGCCTTGTTCCTCTGTCAATGGAATGCCGTAACCATCTCCGATACTTTCCAACCAATCGTAATTAATAACGTCCTTTTGTTCCCTGTTAGAGCGGTTTTTTAACAACTGCAATTGCTGTTTAGTGATTACACCGCGTTCTTTAATCTCTGAAAAGATACTTTCTAAAGTCTTCATAATGATATATTTTTAAGTTATTGATTTTCAATTTCTGTACTCTGCATTTCACGGGCTTGTAACCGTCTTAAGGCTGCATTACAGAAGCAGCACGGGAAAATCGGATGGCTATCAGATAAAAGCTATATATCTTATTTCCCGTGCCTTCTTCATATCATTCTTTATCTAATATAGCCAAGTAGTGTATAGGTAACGACATCCTATATACTTGCTGCAATTACGTTTATTGCACTTGCTTGACACTATATTAATATCTCACAGCGCCTACCTTCGCATGTAATGTTATCCGGTGCAACTATTCATGCGTCAACGCTTTTTCTGTATGTAATTCTTTCAAACAGCACTTTGTCTTCGTTGAAATACTTCTTCCCTTTCGACATGACAAAGATACGGCTTTATTTTAATATACATGTTAATTAAACGTTAAAAATATATCCAGATATCGTATCTTAACCCTTATTCACATATAAAGTACGTAGTTACGAAAATATTTACATAAAACAGCCGATAATGAAGGATAACAATACCAAAAAAAACAAGTAGCCACTAAAAACAGAAAGCCCTACTTTTCCAGTTCCCGAACTTCGTAAAACTCCACTTCTTTACTGCCTTCATCCAGGCAAGTAGCTATGGCGATGCAAACGAAACTTCCGTGCAAGGCACAACCGACACTGCAAGCTACGGAATAATAGCACCCACACAACAAGCGCACATCCGGGCGTGCGCTCTATATAGCGTTATATCAATGCTGAGATATGAGAGAGCAATAATATATACTTCTTACGCGCACACGGTTGTACTTGCTTCGCAAGACAACTACGCACACACATACGCACACACATACGCACACACACACAAGATATATATTATATATATAATTATTATATATAACTTGTATTGTATATATTATATATTAATCTGTATTATATATTATATAATTATATATAAATAGTGATTTATATAATTATAGTGATTTATATAATTATAGATGATTTGTATTATATTGAATTATATTGTATTTGTATTTATATCTGTATTGTATTGTATTTGTATTGAATTATATAAAGCCTAGGTAGTTAATTAATCACGCACAAGCACGCACACATGCGCATAACGCGAAAGCAGCAAGCAATATTCTCTGCAAACGGATGTTTGGTTTAAATATTCAGCCGATTTAAGCCTTCGTAATTGTTCCGGGTATGCAATGCTTTATCTGTGCTTCGTTCGTTTCTCTGTACCCCTGCAAACAAGCAAGACGGGCAAAGAATCCTTCATAGGGATATGGGGGGGGGGTAAACCGTAGCCGGAAACGGTGGGGTACACACCTCCCACCTCCGAAAAAAAAAAAAAAAGTTTAGTTTGTGTTTGTATTGTATTTGCCTGCTGCTGGTTTTAATTCTCCTGGAGTTGTGTTTTTTAGAATCTTGGATATTGGTTTGGCTGGTAGTATGCCTTATTTGTATTTATACAACGTTTATTTGCGTATTTTACCCACATGCCTAAGTATTTTATCGTCCGACCGGAATAAAATTAAAATTTTCGCTTCTATAATTTGGATTTCAGGATTTAGTTAGTACATTTGCGTTGTTGTTTAACTAAAGACTTGAATGATATGAAAGGAGATTTTATTTATGAAGCGTAGTGAGCCTTTCAACGTTGCTGCCGTCAAGTGTTTGCATGTTTATCCCTTGTCGGTTAATGGGCATAAGTACGTTATATCCGGCGTTGATTCGGATAATAGCCTTGTCTTTCATTGTTTAGATGCTAAGGATATTGTTTGTGAATATTCGGATTTGAAGATAGGCTCTTCCCACATCTTTGTGAGCCATTTCGGCCATGTGATTTGTGCGGCGAGGCGTGTGTTTGTTGCCGAGCAATCCCATCATGCGCTTTATGTTGTGAACAAAGGTGACGAATGGCGTTCTTATTGGGTTGAAGATTCCTATGTCATGTGTTTAAGTACGATTGCGTTGTTCCCACTTACTACTTTGTGGATGCTTTTACAGATGTTTCGGGTATTTTCACGGTTGTGTCCCATCTCTTATGAGTTAACTGATAATTCCTATGTTTTTTACTGTAGTGACGAGCCGTTTTCGGTTCTTGCTAACTGGGAGATAGGTACTTATTGCTTTGCTAAGGATAAATTTCCCTTCATTGTACCTTTCCACAAGTTTAATCCCGACAATATTGGTGAAAGTTTGCGGCACAATGTTGTAAAACAGCAATAAAAGTTTACATTTTAGAGAAATTTTTCCTATATTTGCATTGAGATAATATTAAAATCGTTAACAAATGACATATTTATATCTGTTATCTTTATTAACACTTGTTGCATACATTGTTTATGCTTTGAAGGTATGCGTACTGCCTTCATCGCTTTCAGATACCTACTACATTTTGAAGGAGAAGCACCGTCCTTCTTGGCTGTTTCAGCTTGCTATGGTTCTCTGTCCTATGCTTCTTGTTCCCGTATGTCTTTCATTGTCCTCTGCGAGTGTTCAGTTTCTCTCTTTCTTGGCTTGTGGCGGTCTGATGTTTGTCGGTACAGCCCCTTTGTTCAAGGAGGAGTTTCAGAGAAAGGTTCACTTCGGTGGAACTATAGTAGCCGGATTGGGCACTACCTTGTGGCTGCTGTTCTCTGGCATGTGGTATATCCCTTCCACTTTCTTCTTTGTGTCCGGCATTGTCATGCTGTTCAAGAAGAAGTGTCTGTTCTGGCTGGAAATGGCGTTGTTTGCGAGTGCTTATTCTGGATTGTTGGTTAAAATGATGTTTGGCTGATGGAATACAAATCATTGAGAAATCCGATTTCAAGGAGGACTATTTACTTTCCCCTACCGATGAGGATATGGTTAAGTTCCGTGCTACTTTAGAAATTAGAGATAAGATTTTGGAAATAATGAAAAAAAATAGTTATGAATTTGAGTTTTAAACAAGCTATAGACCTTCACCAGTGCCTTCGCTACATTGAATCTTGCCAAGAGGCTATATACGGTAACGACAATACGAGTGACGACATAGAGGTCGGGGACGTATCTGTGACGTTTCACTTTGACGATGGCGAAACCTTTTTGGATAGCTTGATTGTTTCCGGTTCGGAGTGCAAGAAGGGTCGTATTGATGTAGAAGACTATTTAAGAGAATGATATGGAGTTATATTTAGAACCTATTTACCGTGACCGGAATTGCAAGGGGCAGTTCAATAAGGGTCACAGATTGAGATTTGGAGGGCGACCTTGTTCCGAGGAAACTAAGAAGAAGCTGTCGGAGATTATGAAAAAGAGGATAGCTGACGGTTCTACCAAGATGCCTCATTTTCAGAAGGCTGTAATAGTCATTAAGGACGGTCGTATTGTGGGTCACTACCCTTCCGCTACGGAGATGGCTCGCAGGTTAGGAATTACCAAGTCAATTATTATCCGTGTTTGCTTGGGTATTCGGAAAAGCTATCGTGGATGCAATCTTTTTTACGAGTGTGATTCAGATAAATGGATGAAACTAATTAAAGAATGATATTATGAACATGTTCAATACAAACTCTACTACTGTCATGCAGTCCAAATTGCTTCTTGGATTGGGTATTGACCCTCGGACGGCAGATTTGACCTTGCACGACGAGGAACGTGACATACCTCTTTGGAGTATGATGCGTCTGATAGACATGATTCCCGGCTTTATTGTGGATGATGATGGTTATACATACTCATTTACCCTAAGTAAGGGGACCTACGTGTATAATCTGTCCTATACCCGTAAGGCCAAGCATGGGGAGAAGACTTTAATCTCCTTTCACAATCCGGTAGACAGCTTTGGCGAAACGGTCATTCTGATTATCAAATGGCTGTTTGATATGAAGCTGTTTCCGACCCAATATATGGCGAAATACGTTAAAAAGAGATGAGGTTGACTATACACTGGACTAAGGAGGCTATGCACAAGCCTTCCGATGGTTCACCAAGAATGTATGACCGTATTGTCAAGCGCTTCGGATTCTCTGACTATATCAGCATCAATGGTGAGACACCCGTTGATGTTAAGGAGAGTGACCTTCCGGATTTGAAGGTTGCCGAAGCACGTGGCTACATACAGATAATAAAAAAGTGATATGGAGGAATATGAAGATACACATGTAGTTATTTCCGAACGGGAAGCACTAATATCCACTGTCAGCTATAATATTATGGCTACTAACGACCTTGCTTGTGCTACAGTGATATTTGCACTGTTTAGGTTAAGGAAAAGTCCCTTTTACCGCTTTCGTGTAAAGCAGTTGGCGAATAAGGTTGAGCTTGAAAGAAGTAGATATGAGAAGGTAATAAATGCTATGATGGCTGATTCTTCCGCTAAGTTTGCCGATTCCAATGACATTTTTATGGATGCTATTCAAGGTGAAGTCGATGCTCTGTTTAATTCTATTAAAAGTGAGTATGATAAGGCTTGTGTCGAGGATTCGGAGCTTTTCAGTTGGCTGGAAATGGCAAGGACTATGTGTGATTATAGTTGTTGCCAGTTGAAGTACCGCAGGCAGGAGATGATTGCCAAAGACCCTTCGTTCAAGAGGCTTAAATTTGCCCATTTAGACTTGAATAAGATGTCACAGCTAATGAATGAGCTTATGAAGGCTTTAGTTCCCGATGTGGATTTGAATACTGATGTGTGCAACAAGGCTATTCGGGAATTAGGAAAAAAGCTGATTGACCCGGATATTATTGTTAAGGCATTATTAAGACAAGAATAACTAGCCATTATAACTAAAAGTTATAGTATAAAAAATGTAAAAATGAAAGAAGTAACTAAATTGGTTCTACACCATGATTTGGAGGATTTGGTAAAATTTCAGACCTCAGAGATAAAGTCTATGTTTGAGATGTACTCACAAGCAGTTAAGGATGGATGTGAAGAAGACTTTGACTGTGCCATATCTATAAAGAAGGATATTCTGATATGTTTGAGTATGCTTAATGAAATATCTATGAGTGAAGATGATTTAGAAAAGAAGTTTGAAACTGACATAAATTTGAATTAATGGATAATCTTTTTGCAGATGAAATAGAACAAACTGCAATTCTTCGTATTCAGAAATTTGCTAAAATAGCTGAAACATTAGGATTTGAAGTTAGATTGGGATTTTCGGGAGGCAAGGACAGTCAAGTCGTTTATGACTTATGTCTTCGTTCCGGAATAAAGTTTAAAGCATTCTTTAATCACGCATTGGAAAGTTCCACTACTTTAAAATTTATCAGAGAAAAATATCCCAATGTGATTTGGCGAAGGGACCATAAATTTGGTTTTATCGAAAATATATGGAGAAATCATGGTGGACTTTTGCCTACTGTTCAAATAGCTTATTGTTGCAATGATTATAAGCATAATCCTAAATATGTAGATGAATGTAGTATTGTAGGTGTTAGAAAAGCTGAAAGTGCTTCAAGGTCTAAAAGGACAGCTTTTGAAGCTAAGAATAAGACTTTTCTTAAAAAGAATAAGGCATTAGTGGATGATTATTTTGAGGAGCATTGTCAATCAACGGGTACGGCTAGTATTATTCAGTTAAAACCTATTATAGATTGGAGTGACAATGATGTTTGGTCGTACATAAACAAACATAATTTGCCAGTTAATCCCGAATATTTAAATGGGGGAAAAAGAGTTGGCTGTATTGTATGTCCTAAAGCCAACTTAAATTCCAATGCTCAGTATTTAATGGAGCATCCCAGCTTGATTGATGCTTTTATAAAAGCAAGAGAAAAAGGCTCATTAGATATTAACTGGATAATAACATCAGATAATAAGGATTATTCAGATGATAAATGTTATTATATTTGTAGATGGTTAAACCATTCCTTTTTACCATTTACAAAGAGGCAAGAAAAAAGGTATGAGTTAATTAAACAATCGTATTTAAAATATAAAGAAAATGGACGTAAATAGAATTGAAGTAGAGGGAAATCTTACAAAAGACCCGGAATTGAAGACAAGTAAGAACGGTCAAAGTTTTGCATTTATTACAGTATGCGCAAGCTATCCTAAAGGCAAATCTCCTAATGTGGAATGGATTCCGGAGTTCTTCGATGTTACATTGTTTGGTGCGGATGCTGAGGAGATATGCCAATATGCTAAGAAAGGTAGTCGTATTTGGGTATCGGGTATGATGCGTTCTACTATAAACCAAGATACAAAGGTGAAATATTGGAGTATCATTGCCAACAATGCTCATATTTTGATAAAACGTGGAAAGAAGAAAGCCTCTACTACTGGGCAGCAGCTAGCCCCAGCCGTACAGCAGCAGATTAAGCAGGCTCAACAAGCAGCAGCACAAGCCTTTAATCAGCCTTCCCAAGATGACCCAGACGGATTACCCTTTTAATAAATAGATTATTATGAGGGAGTTGGAATTAAAATTTAACGGTAAAGGCAGTATGAAGCCTTTCCGTTTCCAGCAGATTGACAAAGGTAACAATGCGTACATCTACATGGTTGAGATTATTGAGAATCCGAGTGTACGATGGTATGAGGTGTTCAGACGTAGGGAATGTAGCGACACTGATGTAGTTCTTAACGGTCAGACAGTTCATTACGAGGCAAGAGTTCTATATCCCACAGCTAACGATTTTGGTGTCAGTGCTTTTTGTTGTCAGACACTTAGCAGGGCATTGGAGCGTTTTAACCGATGGGAGAATGGAAGAGAAGATTGATAGAATTTTAGCTTTGCTGGAAGAGAACAATGAAATTCTTAAAGAAATCAAGTCTAAGATTGAGATGTCTGAATCGGAGGAGTGCGTGACTAAGCGTACACTTCACGATTTCATCAACAATGTTGTTGCAGACCTCTTTGCGGATATGCTGTTGCAGCCTAAAGGCAGAGGTCACGTAAGTAGGGAAGATATTATGCAATTTATTAACAAAATGAAGTGATATGGAGAACAATTATGGTTACAAGGACGAAATTATATCGTCCAGAGTTGGGAATCTCGGTGGGTCAGATGCCCGTATTCTTGCCGCTATAGCCAAGAACGGTTGTGTTCAAAGAGCACAAGTAGAGCGTCTTGCCATTGCCAAAGGTCTGTATGAAAGACCAAACATTACTAATATTGCCATGCAGTACGGTGATTTCATAGAAAATATGATTTATGACAGCTTGGTGCAAGTAGATGAGCGTTGGGAGAGCAATAAATGCTTTAGAAGTCAGAAATACGGGCGTGAAGGACTTGGTTTGCTCGTGCATATTGATTTCTCTCTTTTTGACGAGAGTAGGGATAAGCCATTGCTCTTATGGGTCGAATGTAAGGCTACTACTACTGACATCGAGCAGACTTATAAAGATTATAAGGAACAACTTTATGTTGAGTATGTGCTTGGTAAGGAATTGGCAGAGCAGTTAGGTGCTGATTTCAAGCTTGAACTTTGCCACTATGATGCTTCTGTTATGTTTGAGGACGAATTTCAGCTACAGTTTGCCTTTGACCCCGATAAGATAAGCAGAAAGAAAGTGATATTCAAGAAGCCAGTATTTGATATTTCCTCTGGCATGGATATTGCCGCCCAGTACGTGTCCGAAATGACTGAATACAAACGTGAGGAAATAGATTGGGATTATTTGCCTGCCGAGGTTCAAGAACAGATGAAGCAAGTAAACAATATCCTTGTTTCAATAAAGGAGAAGCAGGACAGCATAGAAGAGTTTAAATCCCGTTTCTATGATTTCTTGTGCAAGAATGAAATTAAGAGTGTAAAGACCCCCTATTTTACTATTAGTAGAGTAGATGAAGCCATATCTATGCAATTCGATAAGGTAAAGTTTGCTTCTGAGCATCCCGAACTGCTTGCTAAATACCAGAAGGAAGTCAAGAAGAAAGGATATGTACTGATTAAGACTAAGGAGGTGAAGGATGAAAAGTAAGATTATAAAGGCTGTGGGGAAAGAGATAGTTTCTCTCCTCTTTATCATATTGTCTATAATTGGTGTGCTTTGCATAGGACATTTTCTTTACTCCATCAGTAATATGTTAGTATGGATAGTCTTAGGTATTCTTTTTTTAGGTTATATTGGCAGTGTAGTATATTCATGTATTGATGTTCCTGCCGTTTCCTATTGGTACATTGTCTATTATCATAGTAGAGGTCAAGCTTCTTTATTTCTACCTAAAGAAGATGATTTTTTCAATGTGGAGTATTACCGTAATCTTATAGAGAAGGAAGCTGGGTATAGGGTTATGATTTTAGATTGGAAAGAATTTACAGAAGGACAATATCAATTAATTTTAAAAGAATATGAGCGAGAACAAAGTAACGGGATTGCAAAGGCTGAACAGCTACATATCCCACAATGCAACCCAAGAGTATTTGAAAAAGGTATTGAGTGATAAAAAGGATGCTTTTGTAAGCAACTTGGTATCTTTAGTAGCTAACAATGCAAAATTGCAGGAATGTGAGCCAGCAACGCTTATGTATGGTGCTATTCGTGCTACTGCATCCGATTTGCCGCTTGACCCTGCTTTTGGTTGTGCTTATCTGATACCTTATAAGAACAATAAATTAGGTGTTACAGAAGCGCAATTCCAGATTGGGTATAAAGCTTATGGGCAGTTGGCATTACGGAGTGGACTGTTTAAGTGTATTAATGATACAGACGTAAGGGAAGGCGAGCTTGTAAATCGTAACCGATTGACGGGTCAAATAGATTTTAATTTTGAACAAGACGATAAAAGGCGTTCTGAACTTCCCATTATCGGTTATGTATCTTACTTCCAGCTTTTGAACGGATTTGAGAGCACATTATATATGTCAGTAGAGGAACTGAAAGCTCACGGTCTGCGCTATTCGCAGACATATAAAAGTCAGTATGCTAATGTGCGTGACAGTTCAAAATGGGTAACTGATTTCCATGAAATGTGCCGAAAGACCGTAATTAAGTTGCACTTATCTCGGAAAGCTCCATTGTCAGTTGAAATGCAGAATGCTATACGGGATGACCAAGCTATATTCCGCAGTGCAGATACTCCGGATTATGTAGATGTTGCTGGTGACGAGCCTTTGATTGATAAGGATAAAGCATCAAAGGTAGCAGCAATGTTTGATGATGCTAAAATAGTTGATGAAAACGTTGGTAGCAAGAAGTAATATGCTTATATTTGCAGAGTAATACGTGACTGTGCGTGTTGCGACCAACTTCATATCATTTGGGGAAGCCTCGGTTAATCCGAGGCTTTTTCTTTTGAAGTTTTAAAAAAGTTTGTATCTTTGTGGAAATTTAAAGCGAAATGATATGGGCAGAATTTACGTTGGTTTAGATAATGGTGTTTCCGGCAGCATCGGTATTGTCGGAGATGATATTGAATCTTTTTTTTGCAAGACACCCGTCAAGAAGGTGCAAGATTATACAAAGGCAAAGAAAGAAGTGTCCCGGTTGGATTACAGCAAATTCATGGAACTTTTTTCCAAATACAACAAGAATGACATTACGCTTCTGATGGAGCGTCCTCTTGTAAATCCAAGCCGCTTTGCATCTACTGCATCAGCGTTACGTTGCCATGAGGCAGAGCTTATTATGATTGAAGTAATGGGTATTCGCCACATGTTTGTAGATTCTAAGGAATGGCAAAAAGAACTTCTTCCAAAGGGCTGTAGTGGGGAAGAGCTTAAAAAGGCTTCTTTAGATATAGGAAACCGCTTGTTTCCACAGTTTGATAATATTAAACACCCAGATAGAGATGGCATTCTAATTGCAGAATATGCCCGACGCAACCACTTTTAGTTTTTTTTACTTCATAAATTAGTTATTCGTGTAAGCCGTAGTGTTCCAATACATTACGGCTTTTTATTTGGACTTCGTAAAGTTCATTCGGTTCTCCGCGTGAATAGGGCTTACTTTGCATAAACCAAAACAATACTTGTATGGGAAAACCGAAGAAAGAAACAGTTAGGAAATTGAGGGGTCTTATGATATTAGACCAAATGGAAGATTATACTCCTTTACATAAGCTACACAATCTTTCCAACGAATTGATAGAAACAGTTTCAAAAACTAAAAAGAAGAAGTCCTTATGAGAATTATCAATCTTTATCAAGAAACACTCGGCATTGTAAGTGATTGTTGCAAGGTCAGCAAAGAAAAAATCATATCCTCAAAGAAGGAGGAATGTGTGAATGCTCGTTATATTCTTGTCAGCATTTTGGGAGAATGGTACACAGACAATGAGATAGCCGAGCTTACTGGCTTATCTCGTCCTTGTACAAATAAGATTAGGAATAAGTTCAAATCCCGTCTTAAACGTTACAATGTCAACTGCCAGTATCAGGAAGCTAAAGAAAAAGCGTTTGCGGTGTTTAGAAATGGCGATTAGTTCCCAACTTGATACAAACTATTCTTTTAGTAACAAACTTCACCGTTAATTTGTCAAGCCCTAATATTGGGGCAATTAACAATTAAAAGTAAATATATATGGAATCAAAAACAGTTGTGTACACCCCCGAAGCTGGTGGTGGTAACAGTGGAATGATGGCTATGCTTGCCCCTCTGTTGCAGCAGAAAGGTATTGACCCTAACTTGTTGGTTGCTATGAATGGTAGAAATGGCAATAACGGTTTCGGTGGAGATGGTTCATGGTTTATGTGGATAATCTTCTTGTTCTTCTTGTTCCCGTTGTTCGGACGTAACGGATGGGGTGGCAATGATGGCGGCTGTGGCGGTGGTGCTGGTGCTCCCGGATTGGCTGGTCTTATCAACAACGATAATGGTCGTGAGTTACTTATGAGCGCAATTCAAGGCAACGGTCAAGCTATCAACAATCTGGCTACTAACTTGAACTGTTCAGTAGGTCAGATTCAGCAAGCTATCAACGGTGTAAGTGCTAAAGTTGCAGAAGTTGGCTGTCAAGTAGGTATGTCCTCACAACAGATTATCAACTCAATCCAAGCTGGTAACTGTCAGATAGCTAACCAGATGGCACAGTGCTGCTGCGATGTGAAGGGAGCAATCCAACAGCAGGGTTACGAAAACCGCATTGCTACAATCAACCAGACAGATGATTTGAAGTCTAATGCTAATACTCAGTTCAATATTCTGGGTGCTAAGATTGACGCTCAAACTCAGATTATCAATGATAAGTTCTGTCAGCTTGAAATGCGCGAAATGCAGAATAAAATTGATACGTTACGTGCTGAGAAATCGGCATTGGAGCTTAGTGCATCACAGCAAGCACAAACAGCTAATATAGTGAACCAGCTTCGCACTCCTGCGCCAATTCCAGCCTATTATGTGCCGAACCCTAATTGTTGCTATGGTTATCCGTTTGTGAATGCCTATGCTAATGGTTATGCGGCAGGTGAAGGCTGTGGCTGCGGTTGCTAATAATCCATAGGGGGCTTTGTGTCCCCTATAATATTAACTCTTAAAATAAAGGAATATGACTACCTATTTTAACAATGGTGTTTCCGTAGCAAGAAGGGTAATTGTACCCAAAATAGACGTTGCAGGCATTCCCGTAATTGAAACTTCGGGATATGTAGAAACTACAGATGAAGCTACTCCTACAGTAGATTATGGAATTAACCCATGTATCTGGCGTGCCCTTCCAAACCGTACAGTAGTTCTTTGGAAAGTTCGTCACCCGGTTAGTACAGCAGGAGCTACATTACCCGTTAATGTAGTTGTTCCGATGGCAAACCGAAACAGTACAGTAGTTTCAGAGAATAGCAATGTGGGAACGACTAAAATTCCAGTTATAGACAATAAGTCTACGCAAGTTCTTGGGCATGATGTAACTGTTCCGCAAGGTACAGCCGCACCAGCACCACAAATTCAAGCAGGATATACTACCGAACATTGGGTCTATATTGACAAATGTTGTGGAATATTCAGACTTATGGGAGTAACCGCAATCAACAGCCCGGCAGAAGCGGCAGTACCTAATCAGTCTGCATCTGCTTCATCGGCAAAGAGTAAGTAACAATTAAAAGTTTAGACTATGTTTGGTTCATTAAAGCAAGGGAATATTTGCTATATTCTTATCAAAGGTGAGAAACCAATATTGAAGATAGGAACGGTTGAATCCGTATCTAATCCTATGTACAAAAATACTAAAAAAAGATGAAACGACAAGAGCTTTATATCGAAAAATATGATTGGCATATATTGCTGTTCTTGGACTACAGTTGTGATTATTTGAATGAAGTCTTGGATGCAATGGATAAGTTAAAATGTGGCAGTAAAAGTTATGATATTGCTTATGACAACTTGTCCTCTTGCAGCATAAATACCGGGCTTACATTCAGTGACTACATCAGTAGGACATCTGTTATTGTAATTAGTATAACCAACTCTGAAAAAGAGTTTCTTAAATCATATCACCATGAATTAGGACATTGTGCCGTTCATATCTGCCAATTCTACGGTATTCCATTAGAAGGGGAAGAAGTACAGTATTTAGGTCAAGATTTGGTAGATAGGACATGGGACATAGCTAAGATTTTCTTATGTGATTGTGATTGTTGTAAAAATAGAAGAAATGAAAAGAAAAGAGATTTTGAAGGCAATGAAAGCCATGAAAAGTGAGAAACCGATTAATTCCATGTATAGAATGATACCTAAGTCACGCATGGACGAGTTTAAACGCTTCGCAGCTATCTTTGGATTTACTGAGGAGAATATAGAGAATATCTTGTCGAAGGAAAAAGAAATGGTGGGCAAGTAACCCACCACAACTTTGCATTTGAGAACTAAGCAGGTTTCTTCAAGCTTACCATACTTTTAACTATCATCCATTTATCTCGGTAAAAGCTATTGGATGATATAAGTTCCTTTATTCCTCTAATGCCATTTTTGATTGCATCAGCAGCAAAAATTGTATCATCTACTGATGTTTCCTTAGCAATTATTTCATACTCTTTTTTAGTTAGTTCTCGTAATGTGTACCAATAAAACCATCTTGCATAAACTACATTTTTACTTCTATCCTTGGATAGCATATCTACTCTATCTACACCGAATAGGCTGGCGACAAAATATGACAATGAAATTTCCCAATTCATATCATATTTCCTAAGAATGTCACACACTTCTTTGAGTGTCTTGTCTTTCATATTGATAAAATCGTTTTTAAGTTTCTGGCAATTCATGGTTTTTCTCTTTCATTATCTGGTTAATTCTCTTTATCAAGGGTTGTTCAGTAGTTCTGCTTACAATCATACATAAGGATTTCATCTCTTTTGTTTCCCAGCTTGCAAGTAGTTCAAACCGAAAGGATGCAAGGTAAAAATATCCCTTATATGAAACGTTTGGAAAAGGTTTTCCCGTATAAAAAGCATTGCATTCTATAAATGGTCGAGGTTTAATGTCATTGAATGTACAAGTCTTTTCATCAAACACCTTCTCTATGGCTCTTTGCACACAGATAAATGGTTTTCCCTTATCATCTTTCCAAAAAGTAGCATTTACATCAAAGTGAATACCTTCTACATCCAGCCAGCCCGTTAATCCTTTCGTAGTATTCTTGACATAACCTTTATTTCTCTGATTTTTCCACTCCATAGCCATACAAACTAAAATCTAACCTTGCAGGGTCAGAAGGAAATATTTTTTTTGCAAATTTAGTCACTTTTATGCAAGTCTTTCTTGATTCATCTATTTTAGGAATAATCCCAAATTCGACTGCCGACTGCAAAGAATGCGTATCACAAGGAACAAGAAGCCGAGAAGGTGATAGAGTTTTCCATAATCCAATATCAACAACGCTATCCTTCCTTATCATCCATCTAAGAAGCATGTTTACTCTTTTATTTGCACAATTACTATTTGAACTGGGTATCATTGTTTCACCATGCAATAAATGGCATAATCCCTGGCAATAGTATGTGCATTTCTGCGAATAAGTAACACGTCCAAGAGCGTCTTCAAGATTAGGGTACTTCATATAAATGGAATGAAGTTTATCACAAAGGGAAGCAAAGCAATGCCAAGAAGTCATACGATATAAGCTCGTATAATTATCCTTGTATTTATTCCATTCCACGCCATATATATATTGAAAAGGCTTATTCCCCATTATCTCTGTAAGAATATAATCTATTTTGGGAATGAATACTGAACGCCTGCCATAAGCAAGCCAAGCTGCTATGACTGCCGCTACTTCGATGTCTTTTCTATCCTTAAATCTTCGTGGGAATTGTATAGGGTCAGACTTGATAAAACTCTCTACCTCATACTTTTCTGCAAGGTCAATGTAATCTCTAAACTTCATATTCATATCAATTTGTTATGTGCAAAAATAAGGTGTTTTTTTGAAAGCACCAAATATCTGGCTACCAATTTGATACAAACCTTAGTTCTACAAGTTCTTTTGGAGGGGCTGCAACTTTTAATGGTGGAATGTATTCTGGTAATATCTTTCCGTTAAGCAATAATAATTACAGAATAGGTTCAAGTAGCAATAGATTTATAGATGCGTATATTCAATCTTGGGTCTATGCTAATTCTGGTCTTTATATGAATCCATCTGGTATAACCCAAAATGGTTCTTATTTGGAACTTTCAAGCGGTGGAAATGAGATTATTATAGCTGGAGATAGTGATATGCATGGTTTGATAAATAGTACGGGAATAACTATGGCAGGAGCTAATAAATATAATGTAGGAGCAAGATTTTCAAATACAAGCAATGATAGTATTGAAATTGTTGGAGGTAATTATACAATGGGACTTGGCTGTCATTCAAATGGTTTGTGGCATTGGTGGAGAGGTACTGCTAACCCGACAAGCTATACAAATAAATCGTATGTTATGGAATATGATGGTAGTACATGGGCTTTTACTGGAAGTATTACTGCTACGGCTGCAATCACCGCTAAAGCTACTTCTGACTTTAGATTAAAAGAGAATTACGATGGGCTTATAGATTACCGAGAAAGACTACTAAAACTTGGCAGAGTTTATGACTATAATTACAATAAAAAAGCATTGGATTTATACCAAGATAGGATAGACAATAAACGTCATACCGGACTTGTATATCAAAATGCGGTGAAAGCTGGTATCACAAATTTCTGTCACGAAAAGGATGAATATGGATATGGTAGCTTGAATTATTTATCTCCCGACCTTATCGCAACAATCATTGGTTCTGTGCAAGCCAATATCCTTTCTATCCGTCTTGTTGAATCAGAGCAAGAACGAATGAGAAAGGAATTGGAACATGCTAAATCAGAGATTAATAGGCTTAAAGGCTTAGTTGCCTCTTTACAGAACTAAGTTCTTTTTCTAAGGTAGCTATCTTCTTTTTGAGGGTAGCTACCTCATTATCTACTTGCTGAATACCTCGCCATAATACGGGTATTAAACGTTCGTATTGTATTACATAATAATCTTTAAAACAGTTACTTACCCATTGACTATATCCATTTATTAGCAAGTCTTGTGCAATAAGTCCGTAATGCTCCTCATTGTCATTAAAGATTGGAGAGTTTGCTTTTGCGGTATCATTCCAGTAATACTTCACTGACTTTAACTTGTGAATAATAGCCAAAGCATTGTATTGTTTGATATTTTTCTTCAATCTTATATCAGAAGAGGAAGACTTGGCTGTAATTGCACCCGCAGCCGTTATATTCCCCGAAGCTGTGATTGAAGCTACACCAGTAAGACTACCACTCACATTTGCAGTACCATTAAAGCTTTGCCCCCAAATGGTACGTGTATTAGTGAGTTTAGTAGCAGTTGATGCAGAACTTGCATTGCCGGATAGTGAGCCACTAAAGGTCGTGCTTGTAATGGAACTAAATCCCGTCATAGTCGAAGGCAAGTACATATTTACATTGTCCGACCCATTAACTGAATAGGAGTTATAATGCGCTCCGCTTGGGTCTTTTATATAGAACGTCCGCGTAGTCCCCCAATAAGAAGTTGTAATGTTTGCAGAGCCATTAAATGTAGTACCATTAATCGTCCGACCCGTCTGTAAAGTAGTTGCTGTAGAAGCGTTACCCGTCAGAGTACCAGTGATTCCACCGTTAAACGTTGCATGTCCCGAAAAAGTACTTGTAGAACCAAGGTTAAGTTTATATGCTATAATCTCACTACAATATAATGTTGAAAAAGACCTTAAGGAAAGATTATAGCATGAGTATGCTCGATTCTTTATATTATTTATTACTGGTGCTGAATAGCTATAGGTCCTACTCGTCCAAGAATATCCATTGCTGTTTATTATAGCTTCTATATTATCGTTGTTGCTATAATAATAGATAGCTCCTCCTCTTAAATATACAATTTCTACACTTGCCATCGTATTCTGTTCAATACCACCGCAAGGAGATTTATCACAAAAACTATAATCATCAGCGTATATAATTCTTTGAGTGCTTTGGCTTCCCCATCCATTTGCAGTAGTGTCCCATTCAATAGCAGCAGCAAAACCATCTTGATGTGTAGCCCAAGTAGGTTTATAACCATCTAAACAGTACCAAATTTTAATTCTAATAAATGATTTCTTTTGTACTAATTGAAAAGATATAGGATAATATTTGTTAGCATCTAAACTTTTTAAATCAATAGTTTTAGTATAGCTGTTTAATCGCTTCATAAAAAAACTTATCCCAGCTTTTCTATAATAATTATCCCCATCATCTGTAGTTATAATTTGAGTAAAATCATGGTTTTCATTTTTTGCTGTATCTGAGTTAATATAATTTACATTAATATATTTATTTTGACCTCTTCTTACATACGTATTTTCAATTGATTTATCAGAGCCATGAAAGCCATCCAACAAATCCGCATTCAAATTCGTGCACGTAGTAGTAGATACACACTGAAACGGCTGTATCCCAGTAGCTATTTTAGATACAAATATATTAGAATATACTCTATTCCAAGCAGCACTTGTCGCTCCTAAATCATAGGTAAAAGTAGCCGAGGGTGTTATATGCCCATTAACAGCAATTTGCTTATCAAAATAATATGCTTGTGCTGTTGTATAAAAATGACAGGATGCAGTATCTATAGAGCCAATTCGTGTCAAGTGACCGCTACTTTGGGTAAATAAATATCCTTCACCCGTTACTCCTCCTTTATTAGATTCAGTACCACTTGGTCTTAATTCTATTGCACCAGCAGTAGAAGAAGCACTTGAATTTGATGTAACAGCTATGTCGCCAAAGATAGTACCGGAAGAAAGTCTTATGTACGCCCATTTATTAGCATCTGCTCTTCCATAAAAATGAGGTTCAGAAGAGGTATACGCTATAAAACTTTTCGCATGTACGCTTGCATCGTTTCCCCCAAAATGATATTCAGTAGGTTTTGGTCTATTATCTTTTGAAGTATATCCAAAGTAGATATTACTATTAGCTGTATATGTACCTCCAAAGTTAATCTCATTGCCTGAAGAAGAATATACTATAAGACTAGATGTACCAAATCTATCGTGCATATAGTCTTTGTAATTGGAGCTATTAAGTATCTTTGCCCACGAAGTCCAAGAAGTAGTTTCTCCGTGACGAGTATATAAATCGTTATCAGTTGAAGCTATTTCCCAAGCATGCCCTCCACTTGTATCCGACCATCCTCTCCATCCCCATACAGTTGCATAATGTCCACCATCTGAAAGCCCAATAGTAGTTAATTCCTTAATGCCTCTCATAATAAATAAACGACTATAGTCATTAGGCACTTGATTTACGCTTCTTGTATCAGCCCAATTAGTGAATTGGTATGATTTAAGACTTCCGGAATGCCATACATTATAATTAACTCCTGCATATCTGTATATTATAGCATCTCTTAAATTATCAGCTAATCCTAAACATAATGTAGGATGGCTATCAAGTTTATCATTGTATATGTAAGCTCCTAAAGGCGTAATATATCCTACTTCAGCTGTAGGTATTGTATTATTTACAAATTGAATATAATTTTCATTTGCATTACTTGTTTTAATTGTAACTACTGTTGCAGAAGTTGAAGTTTCTCCAACAGTTAGTACTCCCGTCAATGTTCCACCAGAAAGTTTCAGATATTTACTATCTAAGGCAGAGGCGTAGTTCCCTTCGTGAAGTATTTTGTACCAAGTTCTGAAAGAACTTGCACCAACACCTCTAAAGTAAAAATCATCAGAATTATAGGCTGCTCTTAATTGGAATAACCTATTTGCCGCAGAACCAATGTTTAATACAGTATCATTAGCACCAGTAGTTCCATATGCAGTACCATTTGCCTCCCATACAGATGTCTTAGATGCTGTAAATGTAGATACAGTATCTATCGCAGTAGAGGTTATTTGAGCATATCTCTCTAAATGGTTAGCGGTAGTAGCAATATTGCCTTTAGTTAATGTCAGTACTCGCGTACTATTGTCATAAGTAGCGTTGGTAAGGACATTTCCCGTTCCAGTAATAGTAGTGGAAGGGTAGTTTGGGAGCGTAATATACTTGCTTGTGTCTGGCGCATAAGTTTGGTCGTTAACTTTGATACCAGCAATGCCAGTACCTCCACCACCATTCTTTTCAAGTTCAGTAATTCTACTTGCCAACTTGTTGATAGTGTATGCGTTAAAGGTGTCTGATAATGTTGAATCAGCAAAAGTGCCACCTAAACTTGAATATCCATAAACGGTGTCAATAAGACCGCCTCCTCCACCGCCACTACCGGAACTGATACCTTTTGCAGATACAGCACCGCTTGCGTAGAAGTTAACAGCCGAGCCATCTTCTTTGTAGACTTTAATAGCATTATTGGCACTATCCACTCCAATGCGATACCCAGTTGTTCCTATTTCGATGTAGTCGGAAACTGTCAATTTCTGCATTGGATATTGCGGTATCATGTAGCTAATAGTCTTCGGAGTTCCAGAACGATATACAATCTGGAATAGAGAAACATAGTCGCCAAGCTGATTTTCTTTGATGATGAATGATTGTGGGTCAGCATGGAAAACACCATCAGTCCCCCACCATACAGCACCGCTTGCAAGGTAGCCAGAGCCATCCATACGAATGATAGCCTTTGCTACATCTGATGGCATGTTTGCTTCTGTATAATCTGCTCTATCCTTCATAGGACCTCCATACCAAGAAGCAATACCTCCACCGACCTTAGTAGCATCATAGACACCATTCATACCGGACATTACTTTAAATCCAGCTACCGGGTCAGTATATCCCAGCATGTTTAACGCATTCTGAATAACACCACCTTCGATTGTGGTACTCTCTTTCCACGCTTTCTTTAGATATTCATAACCAGCCAAGTCTTTTTTAACGGTATCTACTGCCGCCTTAGCTGCGTCACTGATGGCATTCAAAGCTGCCGTTCTTTGATTGTAGTATGCAGATTGCTTTGAAGCGAAGTCAGAAGGTATAGTTATATTTTCGGGAGTAGAAGCAGATAATGTAACCAACACTGCACGATAATTGCTATGAGCATTCAGATAACCCGTAGGGCTACCCAATGAATACAAAGTATATCCTGCTGTAATATTTGTCTTGTCAGCGTCTATACGAACTATTTCATCTTTGATTGATTGCTTTTCAGTAGGAGATATAACCCCATCTTCTGCCCACTTATCCAATCTTTGTTTAGCTGCTTCCGCTTCTGCTTTAGCTGCATCTGCCGCCTTTTGAGCCTCTTCCGCAGCTTTCTTCGCATCTTCTGCGGAAGTGTTTATTTTGTCTTGGATAAAGTTGTTGGCTGCATTCAAATAAGCTATAAAATCTCCATATTTGGTATTGAAGGTGTCGTACCTACCATCTACCAAAGCGACTTCCGTTGAGGTAGCTACTCCGTCAGCTATGGCATCATCAATAGCAGTAATAAGCTCGGTAGTTGCCACATTAAATCCATCATAAGCGGTTTTTAGTTCTACCTTAGCAGTACCGGACAATAAAGGATTACCATAAACCTTAGAATAAGATTCAGCTACGCTCTTCTGTATTGATTTAATTGAGTTCAAATATTTCTCAATCGCAGCAGCTTCTTGTCTGTCAACAATACCGTCCTTAAAGGCTTCGTCTGTGAAGTCTTTCATATTGGTTACAGTCTGCTTTGCGTAATTGGCTTCTTTCTTAGCTTCAAGAGCTGCCTTTTGCGCTTTAGCTGCTTCAAGATAAGCCTTTGAAGTGTCATTATCTGCAATCTGCTTCCATCCCCATGTATTTCCCGTCTTTACCCATCTCCATGATTTGCCTGCATCGGGAGTAGTTTTATCATCGACATATTCTTGGATATTGGTAAATACATCACCTTCATGCCGTTTTTTCAAAGCTTCTGTGTTCCAATCAACTGCTGGCTGATTAGTAAGAGTTGGTGTATATTCTCCGTACCAAGTTTCCTTTACTCCATCTATCTGGTCTTGAAAGCTGTTGAATGTTTCCTCAACGTCTTTGCCGGATTTAGTTACAAGTTTACCTTTTATCTCAACACCAGTTACCGTATCAAACTTCATATAGCTGCTCTTATCTCTTGCTCCGATATAAGAGTTGCCATAGACGTTCATATAAGCGAGATTTGTGGTCTTATCAACACCATAGGACACATACTCTTTGTTGAGGTATGAATAGCTGTTTATGCCAGCATATAAAGTCATACTTGGTGAGAAAGTGTCAACTGCACTAAAGATAATTGCATTCTGTCTTGTCTTGTCCTCTACATGAGTAACACCATTTGCATCAACAAAGGTCTTATTACCTAATTGGCAAATGGTATCTCCTACTCGTGGTGCATCACTGGCTGCATCAGCATCAGTTTTTGAGATGTCAATGTAATTAGTTCCTACGTTTACGACTAAACGCCAGAAGTAATGATTTGACACATTCTCATAAACTCCCTCCTTAATATTGAAGTCTTGTGCTAAAGCCATATCCCCAGCGCGGAAACGATTATCTAACGCTTCTGTACCATCATCTTGATAGAAGTAACATCTCCAATAGTCCCAAACATTCTCGCCAGTCTTGTTACCTTCTTCGTCAAGTATATCATTTCTATCTTCTATCTTGATACATTCGATTGCACCACCGGGAGTAATCATTTGGCGACCTCCGATAACTCCGGTCTTGATAATCTCCAAAGCATAGAACATGGCTTTCATTCTTACTGTCAGATAATCAAGCTCTGCATGTGATTTTCCGTCTGTATCTGCATAGAATATACCGCCCGTACTTCCGGTCACATAGCTACCGACTTTCAATCCACGCAAGAAAGTTATCATTCCTTGTGCGGTATCATCTTTAACTCTGCTGAGTTTTTTGTTCAGTTCGCCTACAATGTCAAGTCCATAAATAGCTTGTAACTGTGCTACTTGGCTTCCTAACTTGCTAAGTCCATCAGCTATCTGTCCTATCTGATTCAGTACAATAGACACTTCGTCCGTTAAGGTAATATTATAAGTAGGAAGGGGATTTGTACCATATTGGATTGACATTTCCTTTACGGATAATTCCATAGCGTCCTCATTGTCTTTATACAAGAATCTGACAATAGTATTAGGCTTAATCTGCGCAAGAATTGCTTGGTTTGTTTCCAAGAAGTGTTCGTCGAAGCTCAAAGGATAGTCATACAAAGGCATATTATTTTCAAGCATATATCTTTTCATGGCGACGTCCAAACGTTCTTGTGCCTTGTCTATATATGCTTGTGGCATTTCAATGTGCAATATGACAAACTTGTCGCCAGTTTTAACTTGCTGGAACTTGCTTGGCATTATCGTACCAAATGTATCTAAGTCCTTTGTCAGTTTAATAGTAATATCTTGGTCTGTACTGTCTGGATATTTAGCATAGTCCCTCTGTTTCCCATTTGGTTTGAATACAATGTTTCCAGCTTCATCAGTTACATAGAAGTTCTTTTTTACATCTTCCCAATCTACTGCTACCTCGTAGTTAGCTCCTAATGTGTCACCGGACTTCATGGAGAAGGTCATTCCACTTGTAACTGCTGCTTGTGCATATAAGTCAAAGCCAAGAGGATAAAGCGTCACATCAAAATACGACTGTCTAACCTCTCCCGTTTCGGGGTCAATATAATCATCCCAGCCACCTTCCGGTACTATTACTTCTTTGAACAAGTCAATAGCTTGTCCCTTGTATGTCATACCTTCAATAGTAGGTTGTATGCTGGAAAATTCTTGGATATGGAATACTGGTGCAAGAGGATTGATAGGAGTAGGATAGCTGCTATCTGCGTCATAGTAGTCAATAAGAGGGTCTTTAGAACCAAACAAGACTTTATTTCTAACAGCCTCTACATATACTGATGGCATTAACGTGTCACGAGTATATGGGTGCTCAATGCGATTTCCGTCTGCATCTGTAATTATAGGATAGCCATACGGAATATTAATGTTGCTACCATATCCAGCAATACGAGTAATGACCTTATTATTCTTTGGTGTGCAATCATTGTTTTTTAGTCCTACACCTTGTCCGAATTTGAATATGTATGGCTTGTTTTCATTGTCAAGTATTTCCTTAGATGGCTTGCCAAACCAAATAGTATATCCATCAACTACAAATGGGACTTTCCATGTTTCGTATGCAGTCTTGCAAACGTCTGAAATAAATTGATTGCTGAATGATAACACATCACTCATTGTCCCATCATCTACAAATGTTGGCTGTAACTTGCAAGTCCATTTAGTTCCGACAAGACATGAGTTAATTTTTTGAACGAACATGCTTAATGTACCAATCCACGAGAAAGTCCGTTTTTCGCTGCGATAACTTTCCTCACTGCTACTAATAGCAATGTCAGTAAAGGGAATGTTGTACAATTCAATCATTTCATGGTAGAAAGTACAACTATATTTAGTCATTCCCTTTGCCTCGCTGTTTTCCGAAGTCATTCCTTTTCTAACAACTACGGGAGGATTTTTAAGAATGTACTTTATTCCTTTATACTCTACATATTCTTGCAGAGTAAACGAAAGTGAATTGTCTTTATAATAAAACTCTCCTTCTATCTTGTCATTTAAAGACATAACAATAGTTGAGAAAGTGTGTTTTCTCAAACTGATGTCGTGGAAGGGAGTGCCATCTTCATTGTATATATTCAGTATAGGGTTTACTTCGTTCGCCATTTTACGTAGTATTTAATTCCGATTATTCCTATGATTGCTGCATTAATTAGTAAAAGCCACCAGCACCATGATGGAACATGCTTCTTAATGACTTCTTTCTCCTTAATGACTTCTTTCTCTTGATATATAGTATCATTCTGTATGACTGTTCTGTCTATGTACTTGATTTTTTCAATATACTTAGTATTAAAAACAGTATCGCCTTTTTGAATAACAGAAAAATAGATACTATCTCTTGTGTGTACCATTAAAGTGTCATGCCGTTCTTTGATAATCTCTTTTATTTCTGTATTTTTCTCCAAGTCTTTTGCAGTTCGGCATGAAAACAAAAGAGGCAAAAGGATTATTAGGAGAAGAACCTTTTTCATCCTTTGAAATAGGTTACTTTGCCATTACTTCCATCAGTACGTACATCTAAGTGTACCCAAGTGGCATCTTGTTCCAAGCGTACCGGATAAGGAAGAAGTATCTGATTTGCCTTAATCCAATTACGAACTTCCAAGGCGGTCATTCCCTTCACATCAAAGTCCAGTGCAGTTCCTTGCAGATGTGCAGATACATATACCTTCTCCAATCGGGTCTTTTCAGCTACTAATTGGCATACATTACAACGAAGTCCTCTTTGCGTTAGACCTCCTCCCGAATGCCAAGTATTGACAGTTATAGGCTTACCAAGCTTTTCTCGTATGACGCATATTGTTTCAAGCAGCCGTGGGTCAAAAAACGTCCACGCCATTTCTCCAAACTTGTTATATACATGCTTGCAAACAAGCTCTTTGATATTGAAATAGTTCTTTATATTCATAATCAGTCCTCCTTCTTTTCATTCTTTTCATAGCCTCTACATTTTTCACATTCATGTGACATATCAAACTTTGCTTGCTTTAACAGCACCGGACATTCTTCGCTTGGTACTTTGCAAATGTATGCTTGCCGTATAGAGATAACTTTTTCTTCATACTTTTTTTTCAGTTCTGAAAGGTCGTTTTCAATACGGGTTACTTCCTTGTTCACATACGTCTGTATGTTACTGTAGCTTTTCTCCATTATTGATATTGACTTTTCAAGGTTCGTAATCTCAACTGTCCGAGCTTCTGCCATCGCTTTCTTGCGAGAAGGTTTCATATTTACAAGTGAAACTATTCCACCTAAGAAACCTCCTCCTCCAAGTATTGATACTAAAATCTGCGTCCAATCCATGATATTGTTATTTTAAACGTTGCTACTGTAAGTAGTTTTATTAGGAGTTTCGATAATCTCTGTATTGTTGTTCTTGCTTATCCGTTCAGCTTTTTCAGCTTGCTTGATAGCATCTTCTTCTTCTTCTTGCTTCTTTTCTTTTTCTACTCGGTCAAGTTCATCTGGTGCAGAAGACGGAGATTCTTCAATCAATGTTTGTCGGGAAATCCATTTAGATTCCATAGCTAAGTTGGTAATCTTAGTATTATTGGTTTCCATGCTCCAAATATTCAGTTTGGCTTTAATTTTCAAATCTGTATAAGCATTCGTCTGGTCTTCTTCCAATCCTAACATCTCTTGGAAAAGATAGGTTATTTCATTGATAGAATCAGACCAATCGGCAACACTTTGAGTAGCCAGTGCAATATCATTACGCATAGACAATGCAATACCGTTGCCACCGCTTCCAGTATTAGTGATATCCTTTGGAGTGATAAAGCTGACAGATGAAGCAATTGAAACTTGTTCCAGCAAATATTCCAGATAAGCAATCATACTTTCCGGCTCTGGGAACTCCAAAGTCTTTGCTTCTGTCTTGTAGCTTGAACCTTCGTCTGCCGGGAGATTGATAACTAATGTGCCGTTATCTCGCTTGAAACTGTCTTCATTCATTTCCCCTTTTAAGACTAATCCCCAAGTACCAAACCGTTTTAATGTCACAGCATGTATATTTGTAAGCAATTCAATTATCTCAATTATACTTTGAGAATATTCCCAAGCCACTTTGCCTCTATGGTAGACAAGAGGATTACGGCTAAACCCATGAAGAATCCTTTCAGTAACCCATCTATTATTGGTAGGCTCTCCTTCTTTGCTTCGTATTGAACGATAAAGGTACTTATCATCAAATGTATCAATGACTTCTGTCAAATCATCTATCTTATAAAACAAGGAGCGTGAAATTTCTTCTCCATATTCATTATAGTTAGGTATGACTGAATATCCATCATCATAGGAATAGACTTTAACTGTTCCCTTTTTCTTTATAGGGTCATATTTGAATAGTACGCCAGCATCGCCAACTTTCTTTTGCTTGGATATTAGTTCGTACTTGATTTGCTCCATATTTCTCATGTTCCATTCTAGCTTAAAGTTCTGAAACTTCTTACTGATGGTATCATTCTTCTCTATATTACAGAGATTAAAAGAAATAGGATTAGCAGTGAGATGAAGAACATGTGCCGCATGAATATTCTTTTGCAAAGAAACTGTCAGCACAAGTTCATCTATGACTATATCAGTATCTCCAACTCTGACTGCAATCTTAGGAATTGAATTATTATACTTTATATTGTGTAGAGAAGGGTCGTACTCTCTCAGATAGAGGTCTTGTGAAACCTCTTGCAATGTCAAGTCGCTCAACTGGGCAGTTGTTTTTTGGTTAAGTGTAACATCACCAATATAAGTTTTGCACGACTGAAAATTTCCACCTCTTGTAAAAGGCTTCTTCAACAACAGCCGCGTTGGTTCTGACAAATACCAATCAATGTTTTTTCTCGTTATCATTTTATATGCTGCTTAAAATTTTCAATATCTTATCTGAATTAGTAATCTTTCCTCTTTCCCTTGTTGGTTGTGCAGTACCATTTACTTGGTTCATTATATCTTCAAGAGATAATTTCCTTCTTAATTCTCCACCAGTAGCACCAGCCAATTCCCTATAACAGTCATAACACAATCCCCCACAAAGCATAATGATGTTGTCTGTAAGGTCGGGAGAAAAGCCTTTTATCAGAGCATGTTGCTCCTTCTTTCCTTCAAACTGTATTCGTCCCGAAGGCAAACGTTTAAAATTGAATATTCTGCTCTCAAACTGCATTTGTTTTAAGACAGTAGTAGAACCTTCACGCTTTAGCTTCTGATGTGTATATCTCATTTTAGCAAGCTGTCTGTCATAGGTTATCAATCCAGCCTTTATCATTTGGGTAGCAAGGTGTGCAGCTTCATCCTTAAATCTTTCATACAACTTCTTTCCTTTAGCAGTTGCGGCAATCGCTCCGGAGAATGCGACACCTCCACCGTTTGCTGATACAAGATTGAAAATCTCTTTTAAGAAACCGTTACCTTGCACATCAATGATTAGCTCTTTATCAGTCAATCCATGCTTAACCATAAACTGCTTAATCATCTTTACAGCTTCAAGATTAGAGTTTTTCATGCAATATTGTATATCGTCACAATGGAAACCTACCCAATGCTTCATTACAAAGTTATCCTCCCCAGTAGTTGCCATATCCACGGTAATACGCTCCTTCTTGCATTTACATGGAGAAACATGAGTAAACATATTGAGAATATCATCCTCTGTCACTTCGGAAAGATTATCTTCTTCTTCTTCTTCTTTTTCGTCTTGTATAGAGAAATTCCAATTAGGTTCATACATTGAATCTGCAAGCACAGATGTTGCAGCCATAGCGCGATAACCTTTGTTTGCTTTAAGCATAGCTTGGTTATCCCTCACATCAAAAGTAAAGAATACCATGCTCATAATAAAGTCCTCATAAGACATATCCGGGTCAATCTGCAAAAGGTTATCTATAATGTCTTTGCATTTAGAATAAACCTCTTCCTTAGTATTTCCCCAATAGACTTCATCCAAGTTACCCTTTACAATGTGGAAGAACCGAACAACTCCATTCATTTCTTTAATGGGTTTTCCATCATCTCCAATCCATCCACCACCATTCTTGCCACAGCCACATAGCTTACGTATGAAGCATTCACGTTCCGGATTTTGAGCAAGATATATTTGAGCTTTACCCTTAGTGTTTGCACGCAGACGGGTTTGACAAGTAGAAATAGTTCTCCATTCAAATTTATTGCATTCTTCAAATATGGCTTTCTTAAACTGCAATCCTTTGAATATCTTATCTATTACAGTGGGACTTTCATTATTCAACTGCTGGAATTTGATTTCAGAACTATTGAAAAACTTCACACCCATATCGTCTTGAACCTTAATGACTTCTCCAATAGGTTCTCTTGGTTGTATTCTGAAACGTCTATCAATAAGCGGATATATTTCTTTAAGACCGTCCACTACTTTCCCAGCGTCAAAAAAGTCGCCAACGTTACGCATGAACCATACAGCCTTTGCTCCTTGATTTTCATATAGATATGAAATTGGAGCATAACCTAATGTAAAACTTTTTCCACCGCCACCGGAACCAGTAAGTACAACATAGTCAGCATTGCTTCGGATGGCTTCATATTGGTAACCCGGCAATGGACTAACAATTTTGTCTTTCTGTATTTTCTCGCTCATAATGGTTCTTTAGGCGCTTATATCCAAGTTTACACTTGAACAACTTGACGTTTCATCGAGCCACTACTTCTTAGGGCGCTTGTGCTCCGTTCGTCCATAGTTGGGTTCTCACCGTCCAATCCCCGCTGCGCCAGCGGTTGGGTTAATACTATTTTTTAGGTGTAGCTTGGTTATCGCTACATTGGCATTTGTTTATAAAAAGCTAAGTGATACTTTGTAGATAAATACCGTTCTCTTTTTTTCTACAAATATACGCATTCTATGCTTCACTATGTACCACTTACATTGAATTGAGCCTATGGACGCTAAATAAAAATGCTACTTTTAATGTAAGTATGGTATGAGTAATGAAAAAGCTATTTATTTTTGTTCAAAATAATAAAATCATTGACGAACAATGGCACAAAAAGAAGAAGTTTTATCTAAAGTTAATCAGATTTGCGAAGAACGTAATTTTGATTTGAGTGAAACATTCAGAGATAAGTTCTCTGAGAAATTTGCAGAAGCTTACAAGGATGCTCCGATTGAAGATGCTGGCTTAGTAGCCGCATTGAATATTTCAGTTGAAAGTAGCGGACATGCAAGAAAGAACGCATTCTCAGAAGCGACTAAGGGATTTGAAGCTAAGGAAGCTGAATATAAATCTCAGATTGAAGAATGGAAGAAAAAGGCTGAAAAAGGTAATGATGGTGGAGAAGGCAATCAAGAGCCTCCGAAATTTGAGTTGCCTGCCGAGTACAAAGAGAAACTTGATAGGCTGGAAAAGTTTGAATTGCAAGAGAAAACGAAGTCTGTTCGCAATCAGATATACGATACAGCCAAGTCTAAGGTGAGGGAAGATTTACATGAATCTTTTCGTAACTATCTTGGTAAGCAGAATATCGCAATTGATGCTGATGTTAATGCCGAGGCAGAAAGACTGCTGAAAGATTATCAAGATATATTCAGAAGCTCTATTGGTGATATTACACCATTATCTCCGGACGGAAAGAAAACAGCAATGGAAGACTACCTTGCTGCCATAAAACCCGTCAAACTTTAAATATTAAAAGGCACTTATATACAAAGTGACACTTAGTATATAACCTAATGCCAATGTAGCGAAAACCAAGCTACGCAGAGAGATTTAAAATAGTATTAACCCAACCGCTGGCGCAGCGGGGATTGGACGGTGAGAACCCAACTATGGACGA